ACCATCTTCATCCTTTAGATGACAATCATTCTTGGTATAAATCCATGCACCACATTCTGCATCCTCCCCTTGTTGTTCAATCAGTTTGTTAACACGGTCTTGAAGTTGCTTGAGAGTGTAATTCATGAGAAGAGTAAGTAAGGGTGAGTTAGTGTTAGTTAGGGGTTAGAATACGTTGGTCCATGCTTGATGTTTAGCACTACTGATTCTGCCATCCTGAAGTAATCCATCACACACACGACAGAATACTTCAAACTTCTCCAATCGTGTCATGTTAGCATCAACACCCATTGCAGTTTCACCGACGACTTTGAGAACTTGACCTTTAAGCATGATGTTAGTTAGTGGCGTAAGTTTGGGCGATAGCGTCAGACTTGAAGCGTCTGCACAACTTAAACAAGAGTTTCAAGTCATCCTTGATAACATAACGGAACGAGTCAGATTCAATCACAAAGTTACCATCTTCCAACCACACTTGTGGAAGTTGTTTCTTGTAGATTGGGAAGTCAGTTGGCATGATGAAAAGATTTAGTAAAGAATGTGAAGCGATTAGTGTTAATTAATCGCTTCACATAAACTCACCGAGTTCTGTATCAATAGCATCCACAATTGACTGATGAATGCTATCATAGTCTTGCAGGTTGACTAACACATCCTCACAAACTTCTTTGGATTGTCTTACCTCATCACCATCATCATCATACTTCACAACATCTTCGCTAGTGTAAATCCAACCAGCACAAGGTGCATCTTCACCCTGTTGTTCAATAAGATTTTCTACCCGTGCTTTGAGTGCTTTGAGTGAATAGAATTGTGATGACATGATGTTGTTAATTAAGAGTTTACAGTTAGTGAGGGGAATCACCCCACACATGCCATGGGAGCATACTCTTCGCGAGGCAGTTTGTCGGTGTTGTAGTTAGTTACCGTTGCACCGCTAGCAATACGCTCTGCAACTTCGTGTTTGAAGTTAGTAGCACTGATCACACTGTATGAACCTTTGGTAGCACCATCAATGTTAAATGTGACACGCTTGATGAAACGTTTGACGACAACTTTCATGCCTTTGATCTCACATGACTCAGCGATGAATGCCTCAGGGAAGAAATCAACGGTACAGACGGAGTTGGTGAGTTGCATGAGGTGTGTTTGTTTGACTCTTATAGTATGGCACCCTAGGGCGCGGAATGCAAGTGATAGTGTGCTCTTTGGGAACTGGCACACGCGGGGTTTATTTCTCTTCTACTTCTCTGGTAAGATCTTCCATGAAAATAGTCTCAACTTCACCATCTTGAGGGTCTTTACCATCAACTACCCACTCTTCATAACACGCAATTGCATCAAATGGGCGCTGATCTGCGATTGTTGTCATCGCTTTGAAATAAGTCTCTCCCATAGTATCAATCATATGCTGCTTATCGTCAGTCTCGTTGAATGTGAAGAGGTCAAGAGTGGAGTCAAACATGTTAGTTAGTAAAGTAAATGGGTGTAAGTTTTAATAAGGATTGTCCTTATTAAATGTTAGTCAGGACGGAAGACTTCTTTAGCGTCAATGTACTTAACTAGAAATCCGTAATGATTAGTTAGCACTTCAACTAGGTCATCTAAATCTTTTGCCAACCAGTAATCAACGTAGTTACAGCAATGATCAGTGTAGTCAGTTTGCTGGTCTGGTGGACATTCAAAGTCATCATCTTCAAAGTCAAAAACAATAGCGGTGACAGTAAACTTCTTCATGTCAGTTAAATCCTTTGTTTGTTTTGTAGTCATGGATAATAACAGTTTGATTAGTGATAGTTTGTTGCCACCAATACTGCCTTACATGTTCATAGTCATCAAACCGTTTGCCATTGATAGTGTAGTAGTGCCTATCATAAAGTTTGTCTGATGTTGATGTAAACCAGTTGGAATTGCTTGTCGTTGGTGTCATTAGTCTACGAGTTCTGCCATCATTTCATTAACCTCAATGCCGTTGATGTTAACATCGTCCCACTTACATCCGTCTGGGGTTTCTTTGCTACCAAAGTCATTCAAGAGACTACAAACTAAGTCACCGTATGTTCCACCGTTCCTTGCAGTTTCACAGGCAAGGTTATACAAACCCTCATCATTACCGATCCAAAGTGATACATTCCAGGTCTCCCAGTTGGTCCAACCGTTGTACGTTTCGTTCATCTGGTTTGAGTTGAGAGCGTTGGTCATGGTGGTTCCCTTGATTTCCATACTGTTAGTATGGCATGCTATGGGGTGCTGTGGGGGGTTTGGTGGACACTTTGACCAACTGGCACAGCAGGATCCTCTATATTACTATTTTGGATGTATTCTTCCATTAAGTAACACATTTGGGGATCTTCTTGCATGTTTGATTTAACTATTTCGTACAACATTTGTTTCACAGCACTCATAAACAATTTCCTCAAATTGAGTTTTAGTTACTTCATTGTAGCAATCAAATGGAATAATTGCAACCGTATCTTGTGGACTCACAACATACCAATGGCGTCGTATATCGTCATCATGATATGTTACCTCACGATGAAGTTCATACCCAAGGAAAGAACGAACACGAGAAGAATAGTTGAGTGGGTACATCCCAACGTTGTCACGATCATAAACAAAGTTCATATCAAGCACCCTGATAGTATGCGTTACGATATAGGTAACCACCTGCCCAATCGCAGTTCTCTAACACAAACTCACGCTCTTTTATGATCAGCAGATTGAATCTTACTCCCTTAGCAGGTGCCTTATATGATGCTGCTTTGTATACTTCACCAGTCTTTCTATCAATGAAGGCATGCACTGATTCAGTCTCACCATTCACACACTGCATGACCTTGTGATACTTACGACCAGAAATCAGTGCATAAGAATAGTTCTGACCATTAGGATGCGAACGCTGATGAGACTGTTGCAGTGCATCACACAGCATCAGACTATACTTAGTGACGTTGATTTGATTGGTGTTCTGTGCATCCTTCTGAGCACAATAGTCAGCAAACTCTTTGTTCATTGTGATGGTCATTTAACGGTGCCTAGTGTACGACGAATTTGACGTGATGCTTGAGCAATAGCATAGTTATCGCTCGGAGTCTTGCTAGTAGTCATAACAACACCCGTATCATGTTTCCAGATAAGGTGTCTAGTTTCTCTAGCAAGTGTGAAACCGTTGCGTTGCATTAGCACACGCATTTGCTTGGTTTGATTCTTTGCCATATCAATATGATAGCAATTGATCAACAGCGTCATCAGCATCACCGATAACATCAGCAACCCAATCGTCTTCGGCAACTTGATAATTATCAACCTCACTTTCAACAGCAGGAACATAATCCCATGCTTTTGTGTGGAATGATTTGAGTTGGTTCCTAGGCATGATTTGCGTGTCTTTGTTTGACTCTTATAGTATTGCACCGATCACGGTGCTTTGCAAGCGATAGTGGACAGTTCGTTACACTGGCACAGCGCGTCGGTTTGGCATCGTGGCAGGTATCGGGCAGATTCTCACCTGAGACCCACCTGAGAACCCAGTCAGGGACTGGATTGCAAAACGTGAAAAATCCATAACGAAATGCGGAGGGTGTGTCAGGTCACCCGCGCAGATAGAATTATAGGTTTTTGAGGTGTTCATAGAAAGGGTTGCAAACTTTGTACTGTCCTTTAACATGAGTGGCATCTAATAGTTGTCTGTTAAGATGATGCACCTTCAAACTCTTGTGTGTAATGTAATCAGCATAAGACCAAGAGCAAGATCTTACATAACGATTGCCCTGCTCCTCACATATGCGTGTAACTTGCTGATCCAATCTATCAGCAATCGCTTCAAACTCAAACTCAATCACGTACGCCAATACTCCATCAATAAAGAATGATTGGATGATGGGTAGGTTAGCATCACGATCCTTTACGAATCGTGCTCTAGTGTAATCATTAAAGCAACCGCTTCCGTTAGTAGTCTTGCCCGTGTAATTCTTTGGTTTAACTTCTTTCTCTTGTCCTGTATTCTTGTCTTTAGCATCACGACCCAACTTACCAGGGATTGCATCACATCCAGCAACTTCTGCCGTAATGTGTTCCCGTAGTGTTGAGGAGTTACTGTCATTCATGTAGAGGTTGTAGAGTTCTTCAAATAGATCTCCCTGCCCTACGATTGGACAACCAAGGGCACGATCAACGCAGAGATAGAGTAAGTCTGTAGAAAACATAATCAGGAGTAAACGTAAGCAATAGCGGGGATACCTTTGACAAAGATTGTGTCAACGATAGACTGCAATCTGCTTGCAGTACGTTTGCCAGCACCATAACCAGATGTCATCGGCACTGTTACATAACCACAAGACTTGCGGTACATGGAGAACTTACCAGGAATGATTGAACCGTCATTGATACCCTTGGCATCATCTTTGTTCACACGGATAACACGACCGATAGTCTGTGCCATCTCAATGATGGGAAGATTACGCAGTAAGACACAGTGAGTGAGTCCAGGTACGTTGATACCCTCAGAGAGAATGCTATAGTGGAAGACAAGAAACTTGCGACCAACTTCTTTGCCCCAAGCATCAAGAGTCTGGAAGAATACTTCGCGAGATACTTTCTCACGATTGACATATGCACCATGCTTAGATGTAATGTGCATCACGTCATAACCACGCTGTTTGATCTCGTCTAGAATATATGACTCGGAAAGCATACGCCACAGCACACGAGTGTTAGGAGCAGCAACAAGAACCTTTTGACCCTGTTCCTCATCAAGTCCATCAAGTACGCCTAGAATGTTGTTAGCGTCAAGCAAAGGTGCGTTCTCTTTAGTACGAACCTCGTCAGTCTCGTAAGGTACAACTTGAGGAGGAACAATGCTACCGTTGTTTAACAGTTCAGGAGCAGGAGTTGACTCCAAGACATTACCATAGACCTTGACATTGTTCATGCCACGTTGAACATGACCACGATCATGCTTGGGTGTTGCTGTTACAAAGAAGCGGCGAGTAGCATACTTAGACACTGCTTTTACAGACTGGAAGAAACCTCTACCAGTAGAATTGTGTGCCTCATCAAAATAGATAGTGTCAATAGGAATGCCACTATCTACAACACGACCCAAAGAATGGTATGTCGTGAATATCATGACGTGACGACCACCACCGTTCTGAAATACACAGAAGGATGAAATATCGTGGGGTTTAGTAGAAGAGAACTCTACACTCTCTCCACTATGTACGTGCATGACTTTAGCATCAGTGATGAACTCACTGAACTCAGCATGGAGTTGATTAGCAAGAAGAATGCGAGGAGCAACAACAACAAAGACAGAAGGTTTGTCCAGTTGCTTTACCCGACGCATAAGATCTGCGATCATAATGTATGTCTTACCGCCACCTGTAGGGCAATAGATTTGACCGACAGTTGCCGACTCCATAGCATCATAAGCGCGTTGCTGGTGGGGACGGAGTTGCATGCGATGGCGTTTCTTTGACTCTTATAGTATTGCATAAAAAAAGACCCCCGTCAAGGGGTCTAGACCAGTTCAGCGACTGTCATAAGAAGAACTGTTCTAACCCGACAAACTGTCTAATCATTGCCGAGTAAGGAGAAGTATCACTCAGGTTAACACGATCTCCAACCTTCTTATGTGTTATTGGACTGTGGTAATGTTTGGTCTTAGTGTTGTAGAAACCCCAGATACAACGAGAGGGATTGTTATCATTAAAAAGGAACTTACGATGAGATACAATCCACACTGCAAGAACATTAGTCTTAAAGCGAATTGTCTCGTATCGGTATCCTTTAGGTGGTGAATGTGGTTCAAGTTGTTCACAGTTCTCTGTAAGCATCACGGATTCCGAGGACTTGAGTAATCTCGTCAATTTGTTTGAATTTGGTGTTGTATTCAGTTTCTGAGATCTTTTTATCAGCATAGAATGACTGTTGAAGATCACAGATCAGCAAGAAGATTGCTTGCTTAACCAATACCTTTTGTGCGGGATCTAGGATCGCTGAATGTAGTGTCGTCATGTCATTAACGGCGTAGTGATGGAAGATAGTCCAGAACATGTTGACGAATTTCCATCAATTCGTTAAAGCACTCTTGGTTATGGGCACATGATCTAAGGCGATCATCTGCCTTGTGGACAGACTCTACGAACAGGTCCAATCCACGATTCCACTTGGTGTCTTTTGATTCAATGTTCATGGTCATATGTATACTAACGTAATAAGATTAATAGTCAACAGTATACTCATAAGAAATTTCTGGATAGTCATCATATTCTGACTCTAGAAGATCTTCTAGTTCATCCATCTCGTCAAATAAGTCTTTACCGTTATCAAGTTGATCTAGGATAATTCTGGGGAGATACATATCACTCATCGTAGTAATCAATTTGCTCTAGTCGTTTGTTTTTTTGCTGATTTGGTTTGGAATCTGTATAGTCATCACCCCAACTTGAGGTACGCTTACTATTTCCACGTTGACGCTTTTCACGGAGAGATTTGCCATACGAATTGTATTCGTCTCCCCCACGGCGATAAGTTCGTCCCATTGCTACTAATCTACTTTTAATAAAGGTGCTAGTATTTATCAGTCTGCTGTAGCAGAAAAATGCACATAACTTGACTCGTTTTGTTCAGTCAGGAACTCAGGTGTGGTGTCATCATCATAGGGTGTTTCCTCATTGACAATGATAGACAGTTCATCAAAGAAGTAACCAACACCACGCAAGAAGTCTGCTGACTTCTCAACAGTATCTTTCAAAAATACCGACTGAAACACTTTAGTTGTTACGGTTCCGTCTTCATCAACGGCGGTGAGTGTGAATTGCATGTCTGAAATAAGAAGACCCCCATAGTATAAAACCATGAGGGTCGTTCTGTCAACTATACCAATTAAATTAGTGTCACCCACCCATGCGGGTTGTTAATCCTTGAGCATGTCCTTCACCACCGATCAAAGTCCATACACTTCCTGCATCAATAGAGACGGTATATCCTGTGCTAATTGTAATCGGTCCAATACTCATTGCATTAGCAAACTCAGGATCAGTGTTAGTTAATGCTCCTATAGTAAGGTTCTCTTCAATTGTAGCAGCGTTAGTTCTTACAATGGATCTCTCGCCTAAAGATGATCCACCACCACCCACAGAGGTCCATCCAGGGTTACCCTGTGAGGCATCTGTAACGTATATCTGTGCAGAATCTTCTTCGTTATTGAATACAATAGTACCCGTCGCTGGTGATGGAATAGCAGACGTGATTGCTGCCTGATCCGCATACTGAGATAACTTCAGATAAGACCCATTACCTGTCAACTGGAGCACCTTAATTAGTGCCTCAGTTGTAGTATCAATATTATTGCCGTTAATCTTTGTTAGTGCCATATTTCCTCCGTTATATTACTATTTAGATTGGCAACTCTCTAATTTCAACATAATCATTAGTCGTAGGTGCATCGCCTGAGGCAAACACTACGTTAGTACCATTACTGTCTACAGTATAGTTTACATCAGGATGTTGAAGGACACCGTTAATAGTAACGATCAAAGATTTGGAAGTATGAACAACACCAGAATAGGACGTAATCTGATAGTTCAATGTTGAACCATCACCTTGTGTTCTCCTTGTGAGATACTTATCAGGGGCAACTCCACCACGTCCATCAACTCTCAGGTCTCCAGTAATACGCTGGGATCCATCTACTTCCAGTCTATATGTGGTAGAAGCAGCACGACCGAGACCAATATTCTGTGCAGAAGCACCACCATAGGCACCAAATTGGAATACTCCAGTGTTAGTTAGACCAAACTTAACCCAAGCACCTTCATAATACATCCAACCTAAATTAGATCCAGGACTCCAGTCAATGTTATAAAGAATGTCACCATCAGAAGGTGCATTATAGTTCAGAATATTGCTTAGATCAGGTACACCTTGACCAACAGGTGGAGTGCCTGTCTTTAACTCAGGTGCTAGTAATGTAGACTTAAGAACTGTACCATCTTGGTTGTTATATGTAAGTTTCTTAGCAATAAATTCTTTCTGTGCTGTTAACGTGCCCTGAATCGTTACAGGACCAGAGAAAATAGATTCTAAGTTGTTTGATGCACCACCAATAACAGTGAGTTTATCAGTAACAACAACCTCAGAGAATGTCTCAATAGTAGTATTCTCTTCACCAAGAACGTTCAACTGAGCAATATCTTCAGATGTAATCTGACCCGTAACAGGGTTAATAACTTGGTTACCAATGAATAGGTCACCATTAGAGTTTAGACCCGAATAGAATGCAACTCCTGCCTCTTCTTTGAGAGACTGTGATAGTCTAATCTGCTCATCAGTTAGTGTCTCAACCTGAGTTTGTGGGAATGCCGTGGAATAGTTACCAGGACCGAAACCAGTATACTCAAACGTGTGATTACCAGATCTAAGAATAGAGTGACGACGAAGTTCTACGTTAATTGGAACAAGAGCATCATTGTCTGCACTATCTTGAAGGATAGGAATCTTTCTCGCTTCTTCATCACCAAGACGAGAAGTGAGTGGGATATCTGATAGAGTTTCGTTAATAGAGTTCCAACCAGGAGAAGAACCTGCGACCCAACCACTATCATTTAGAAGGAACAATACTGCTTCCTTAGTGATTGATCTCTGATCATCTCTTGCAGGGGTTGGTTGTGCTCCATCAGTACCATATACGAGACCAATAGTTTCATTATCGGCAACAGATACTGAAGGTTCAGGATCACTATTAGGATTGTCTCTATCAAAAGCAGGATATACTTCGTTTACGTTCTGAGAGAACGCCATATCATCAAAGTTTGATGTAGTTGGTGAAATAGAACCACACAACAAAGTCAGATAGAATATACCATCAGTGACACCACGTTCAAACTTTGATACCTCAGTGATATCGTAGATATAGTAACACTTATTCAGTTGATATGCAGTGTTGTCAGTATTATATGGTTGAAGTACGAATCCTGCAATAGGTGAACGAGGAAGGGGTGGATTCTGTTCCTTAGGAATTACATAACGAACACGATATGTTCTGTCAGTAAGGTTTCTAGCGTCAGGAACACGCTTGATAAATGTTGTTGGAGTGAAGTTTAGATTGTTATATGTTGCAGTGTTATTAACTAGAGTCTGATAGATCTGATTATTAGTTGAGTTGACTGATAAGTACCACCCACCAACTTCATTCGCTACACCGTTAATAGTATAAGTATTGGCATCATATTGCAGAGGAGAACCATCACCACCTGCAACGGTTCCAGATACAGCAGGACCGAATGGATTGATCTCTGCTGCTTGAATAGATGGCGAAGTTGCACCAGAAGCAATCAATAGGCAGTAAAGTTTATCAGGTACAGCAGCAGCACCGATACCATCTTGTCTGGCACCAATAACATAACCTTGGACCTTATTCGGTGGGGGTGCATTAACATTAGTATATCCGTAGATATACAATCTGGAACCAAGTGTGCCACCTTGACCAGCAAGAGCGTTGTTAATATCTTTGGTTCTCTTAATATCAATGTTAGTCCAGTTTGCAGAGATCTCATCAACATCTGACAAGGACTTGGGAGGAATAATATGAGTAATCGTACCCGCTTTATCCTTGGTAAATGATGCTCTCTTGAATCCTTTTGATCTTAAAGCGGTGTTTCCAAAGTTACTATTACTGTTAGTAATAGACATGTCAGCGCCTTGATAACCAGCGAAGTGGTCAGCATATCCAACCGCGAACACAGAAACAACCTGAACAAATGAGTCATTGGAGCACATAACATGTGTACTTCTCCAACCTTTCTTATATTCAGCGAAACCATCTAGGTGAGCACCAGGACCACCCTCGTCATAGTTTCCTGTCGTAGAGTTATATTTAACAAACGCTCTATCATCTTTTTGAAGACTCAACCCAGTGAACTGGGCAACAACCATGGACTTAAATCCTGTTGCCTTAGCACCATCAGCGTGCATACCACACATGCCCCAAGTGGATCTTAGGGACAGGTTGAAGATATATGGAGAAGCAGAGTCTACAGTATCAATTTCAACTTTAACAACAATATTAGAACCGATAGCATTACCACTAGGTTCTTCTGCTAATTGATATGTAAAGACATTACCTGATGCTGAAGTTACAGCAAATGATCCGTTATAGTTTTGTGCATCTAGGTCTGTTTGTGGTCCAGTAGATCCAGTGACACCAGAAATGTTAACGTTAACGCCGACAGAAAATCCGTGGTTCTTTGGGTTTCCTTGCTCATCAACAGTAATTGCTGTAGCAGTGTTGCCATTGCGTGTAATTTGGAGAACTCTAAATTCATCTGAAATTGGTCCAACAATACGATTTTCTTCTACTCTTGCCTGAATCTGGTCAGTTGCAGGATCACCAGAAGTATCGGGAATAGTAGCAAAACCACGAGATACTTTCTGATAGTAAATATCAAGGTCAGTTCTTTCTAGCAGGTTAGGGATAGAAGAACCAGTAATCTCTGAAGAGTTCTCTACAGTTCCAAGATTATTAATTAGTTGACTTAAAGTATTAGTACCATCAGCAAACTCAAATGCTGTTAGTTTATGGTGAGAGTATGATGGTGGGATCAGTTCAGAATCATCTGGTTTGAAATATACACCACTTGAATCACCATCAAAGAATGAGAACTGCCAGAAGTAACAACCACCAGTAACACGGAAAACAGCAGTCTTAGAAGGAACTTGATCCTCTGTGTTAATACCTTTAGCAGGATAAGTTGTAGGATATGGAACGTACTTAGGAATGATTTTCGTTCTTCTAAGGTCCATACCGACCAAAGAACAACCTCTAGGTACGATTACACCACCTTCAACGGAGTTAAATTTATATAATACATTATTGGGAGAAGTAATATCCATATTGGAATTACTATCCAATGGTGGGATATTAGTGTATAGAATCTCACCAGGACGATTATCAATAATATACTCAGAAGGATAGAGCATGATACTGAAGGCATCAAACTCGTCATTAGACAAACCCACTCTATACGAAAATCTTGCTACTTCAAGAAACGCACGTTGCAGGGATTTGAATGGTCGGAGGGAAGAGTTTCCTCTGTTATCAATATCATCACTCGCATCAAAGTCATCGGGGTTGACATAAATGATACGACCCGTACGGGACGTGATAATATTCTTAAGACGAGTAAGTGCCATCTTTTAGACTAGATCCTATGGAGTTATTTATTGATAATATATTGTTGGGGATCAATCTCCGCCGTCGTCACCGCCGCCGCCATCTTCAAGTCCAGTCTGATAATCAGACGAACGCTGATACAATGCAGTTACAACTTCATTTACAGTATCTTGGAAAGCATCAAAAACAAAATTACAGCGACCATTAGTACATTCAACTTGAATAGATTGACCAGGACCAATGATAATTCCAGTCTGTCTTTCAGTTGTTTCTTGTGCAATTGCGTCTGCTCTTACAATGAAGTCATCAGCAGGGGAACTAAGAACACTATTAATAGTTGCAGTTGCTTTAGAAACTGATACCTGTCTTGGCGATTCAAAGAAAGTATCAGTACCTGCCCATGCAGCAGAACCAGGACCGTTAGCAACATATAGTTTACTATTCACTTTATCCCATTCTAAGATAGTGCCATAACTATCACCAGCAATAGCATCAACTGCGTATGTTACATCGCGATAGATAAACGCATCAGTGATGACCCACAGATCTGGAGTTTGTAGATACTCATCTTTCTGAGTATAAACATAAATCTCATTGAAAGTATATGTGTCAGAGAATACAAAATACTGAGAATCATCTACATAAGTTGCATCTGCTTGATCATATGGGTAGAAGTTTGAGATAAGTTCTGCACCAGTTAGATTATACTGAACGAAAGCACCTGCTTGTCCAGGTGTTCCACTTACAGTCTTACCAGTTACAAACTCATCACCACTATTGTTACTTCCTCCATTAGTATCAGAGAACTCAAGGATCTTGCCAGTCATGCTAGCATTAGCAACATCAAACTTATAGACACGATCAGTCAATAGTTCGGGTTGAATCTGATTTTGCAGACGGAATACAGCACCACCAGCACCATCGTTGAATACAAATCTGTTGGCAGCAGTAGCAATACCACCAGTAGAAACAGTACCTGAAGTAGTAGAAGAACCACCAGTTAGTACATCACCTTCAGCGAAAGTGCCTCCAGTAATATCACCAATCCAGAGAACTGCGTCGTCATTTGAACCAGGAACGTTCTCATATACAACACCACTAACACCACCACCATTACTAACAGTCTCACCGTTAGCATAGTCTGGATTAATAGATGAACCAGTATCAGCAACGTTTTCTAGTGTGAATGCAATCAGTGACTTATAACGTACTTCATATGTTGTAGTAACAGGATCAGCAACATCCAGAAGATATGCACATTTTTCTCCATCACTACTGACGAATTTTGTGCCTGGAATTGCATCAGCGAGAGGGATAGAAGCAGAGAGAGTCCACTTCACATTACTAATCAAATCTCCTCTATGTAAGAGATATGTATTAGCATCAAGAGTCAGTTCTTGATCCCAACGATTCAATTTAATGTTATAAGTATCTGCACCAGTACCATCACAGTTTACAAACACTGTGCCAGTGGTGCTACTCAATACATCATTCTTGAATAATGTTGTAAAAGTACCTGATGAAGGTTTAATATTGGCGAGAGCGCCTGTATTCGTTGCCATTGGTTATTAAATCTGTGAGAGGTAAAGTTGTTGTTGACGAACACGAGAAGTTAATCTCTGAGCACCAATACCAGCACCAAATTGTACGTCGTCTAGTGTTACGTTGTCAGTTGACAGAAGAGTAGCATCAGAATCTGGGAACTTAATTGTACGAGATTGACTAATGTTTGTAAGATCTAGTGTGATCTTACGTTGCTCACTAATATCATCTACTAGAACTACTCTATTTAGTTGCTTATTAGAAAGTTTTTGCGAAGCATTTGTGGAAACAATCTCAGAAGAACCTGTTGACTGATTAAGATTAGCAGCAGGGAACTGGAAAGCGTTATTTAGATTGGCAGTTTGGTTGTCTAGAGTTAGACGAACACGTTTAGCAGCATCAACACCATCAGCAAGAATTAGATCCTTAATTACTTTGTTACTCATTGTCTGAGTAGCATCTGTTCCTGTAACAGTAATTGACAAGTTAGGGAACGTAACTGTACGATCAGCATCCAATGATGCAGTGTCAAATGTTACTGCTGGAGCATTAGTATCTGTAGTTGATGCAAACTTAGCATCAATAAAAGTTTTAGATGATAGTTTTTGGAAAGAAACATCATCAATCAATTCACTAGTGACGATGGAGATTCCAGGATCAGGTAGTTGATACGTTTTAGTACCAGTTACCGTGTTATCCCAATCAAAAGTAAATCTAGCATTCTTTTCATTATTACCAACACCATCACGGATAGTGAAACGTTGGTCTTCAATGATAATATCTTTGTTGGTGATTAACTGGTTGGTGTCATCACCAAGAACAACAGTACCACCACCCGTGACAATTTCTGGAAGAGTAAATACTCGGATACCCGAAGTATTACCAATGTTACCTACTTCAAATCTTGCCTTTCTCGTATTGTCACTGTTATCGTACAGGACAAATTTAGAGTCATCAAGCAATAGTTGACCAGTAACTTCTACTCTACCTGCACCTTTAGGCGAGATAATAATATTTGAGTTAGTAGCAGTATCATCAGCAACTGTGATCAGGTTAGTAGATGATCCGTCAGTATTTGAGAGTCTAGAAAAATAAAATCCCCCAGATCCATATGCAATACCCATCTGATCGTACGCATTTTGGTACAATCCAGTGTCGCGATCTAGGTCAAAACATAAACCAGGTGCTGCTTTAGTTCCAGACGCGACAGTCTTAAACAGTTGGTTTACTTTTGACTTTCGGTTAGGAATTAGTGGGTCTGATACGACAACGGGGAGAATTGCTTCTCCCGACAAATTAGCGTCATCAATTCCATCTAACTGTGAGATTTTCTTAGTTGCCACAGACTCAATATCTTGCTACAAATTTATTTATACGATCTGGGATATACCATGTTGTACTTCATGAATCCCCGTAGTCTACGAATAGGATCCCAAGGTACTCCAAGTGAAATACAACATTCACGATAACTTTCCCATTCAGTCAAGGGCATCAAGATTACCATGACGAGCAGGTTGGATAAAACCATCCAACAAATCAGTAACTTTATTTGCTTTTTGCATTTGCTCCTGATGATATTTAGACCAATCTTCAATAGAGTCTTTTAGATCCAAATAAAATTCAGATGAAGTGACATCTTGATCAGTCAAGTAATCATCAACAACAGATTGAAGACGTTCTTTACGCTGCTCTGCATAACTTTTCAGTTTCATTGTTCGTACTCTTTCTTTGTTTTGAAGTAAAGTTTGTAGTAAGGTTTCTTCATTTGATCAAGTGTGTTCATGTCTTCCTCAAACCCCATGTATTTACAGAGTTGATAAGACCCTTCTAACTCACTGATCAATCTTAGTATATTGGCAGGATGTCTGTCAAGTCCACCAAAGTCGTATTTACTTAGACCCTGTGTCATATCCAGCGGCATCATCTTGCTCCTTCATACTAGCACGTCTTTGTGTATCATGCAACTTCTTCAATGCTTCAATAGTTTCAGGTGTTTCTTCCCATTCCCATTGTTGAGCATGCTTGTTCTTGAATGATTTCTTTCCCATGGTCTCAGGTGTGCTTTACTACAAGTGATTTCAATTCTTTTGCTGTGAGTTTATCCAACCGCTCTGTGAAGTAATCCAGTAGCAATTGTTTATATTCTTTCTTAGTCATGATATTGTTTAATTAATCGTGCAACTTGCTTCTTGTCACATCCACAAGGAGCATTATTCAAACATCGTAAAATACACTCCGTATCGCTAATAGCAGGTTTGATAGTAAACCCCCATTTGTCAACTTCACCCTCTGTAGGTGCCTCAACGTAATCAAATTCACTCGGCATTGTCTGTTCCCATAAGGTACTCTACTGTTCTTGCTACATCTTCCATTGCATCATGTAAGTAGATTCTTTGTCCAGTTTCTTGTACTCTAACATCATCAGCATCAGTGAGTGTCCATCTCCACATTTTCATATCATTACAATACCAGAGTTGAATTTGCATAAATTTAGAAGTTATTTATGAGGTGTACTTTTTCCAAAGTTCTAAGAAGTATCTGTCTACAAGATAAAGATCACCTTGAGGTGGTTGTTCTTCAATCTTAGACCATTCATCACATAACGATCTCATTTCCCGTGATATACCTGAAGGTTTAAACATTCTCCCAAATGATGACATGGCAAACGCAAACCGCATTCTAATGCGCTGTTCCATTTCCTGAGTAGGCGTCGGTTTCGTAATAGTTATTCTCACCTTTTCTGTGCCCGTAATATATGGTGGCACATATAAAGGGTAGTGATCCGAAAAGTAGGACATGTGCTAGTGTCATAGCGTTCTTTAGATTGGGATAAATGATAGAGTAGTATCGCGATGTTTGTCTGATGGTCTCAAAACATTTCCTGCTAATGTAATGCGAGGCATGTTATCAAACTCACCAGACTTCACCACTTCATGTAGTCTATCACCTGGTCCTATGTATAGTTTTCCAGGTTCATTCTTAATACGGTAAATTTCATTGTCACCTTTATAAAACACAGTCTCTGTATTCTGAGGATAAATGGACAAATACCAATGAATAGGATAATCGTGATGATGCTTATGTAACAACCCACCTTCAAGGTGAGAATTGACCCAACATTGTGTCCATGCTCGTTCTTCCATACCAATGAAATCGCGAATACATGTTTTTACTTCGGAGAACAGATCATAGATTACCACATCTTTGACTCTAGCGGAGAAAAAGTTGTAGTATCCATACAACCATGTTGAATTAGGACATTGATTAGGATCATGTTTGTGATGCCCACCTTGCCATTCAACACCATTCAACACTGAAGATACTACACCACTTGTTTGTAGTGCTGCGTCAGCAATTGCAGAAAGATTCTCACGTACGAATGAAATGTCGTACAGTTTATAGTTTCTTGTACTGTCTGTCAAAGATGAACTCACTTTTAGTGTTACCAATTACCTGTTTACCATTCACAAACCCACGGTCCCATGAACGATACTGACCTTTACTTAGGTATCCAGTATAGTATACCTCAAGATCTCCAATAGTGCAACTACCTTCACTCTTCCATCCATCATGAGCAACCTTCCACTGTATATCACATCCTACAGGTTTCCACTCTAGAGTATGATTGACTAGTATAATATTGTCATTGGATTTCTGAACGATAAAGTTACGTTCACGATAAACTTCCCCATCATGGTGATACCATTGACGAGATTGTAGTTTAGAATCTCCAAGGTTTATCCATTGTATCCATGCCCAAATAAATCCTGTAGGATCTGATTGTGCTTGCTTCTTATTAGTATAAGTCCCTTCAATTACTCGGATGAACTCTTCGCATCCATTTGTTGCATCCATTCTGATTTCAACTCCTCAATTTGCTCAACAATTTCTGGATCAATAGTAGTCTTTTCCTGCACTGGAATCAACATAACAGTTTTACCATCTTTAGCAGTGATTCTGAATGGTTGTAGATTACTACCGCATAGATCTACAATGAACTCAAAGTTCTTTTCAAGTTCTTCGTATGTGATATCAAGAGGCAACTTCATAGGTATAAGTAAAAAGATCTGGATTGTTAATGGATCGGAAGTTTTCTAGAGTTTCATAGAATCCTTCTGCACCTTCTTCGTCAAACTTCCATGATACGGTCTCATCGTATCCTTCATCGTCTATGAGAGTAACTTGACGCTTTGACATGTTCACGAAAACATGCTGCAAATAATTGTCTTCCATAGAGATAGGTCTACTGCGTACCCAGTATAGCATGCCTGAGTCAGTTTAGCAAGATGGTTGCAGCAGAAATTTTACAGATGGCAGCAGCGGTGATGTTCACAGCAGCACCAGCAGTCATAGAGCAAGCAGCACTAGCATTCAAAGTAATGGCACCAGCACCAACGTTGGCAGCGAAAGCACCAGCGGCAACGGTGAATAGTGCTCCACCAGCAGCACAGTTAACCAAGAATGGTCCGACAGTGTTAATAGAGAACCTGGGGATAGGATCAAATGAAGGGGCAGGAGTTAGAACATAGTCAACAGGACCACTAACAGTGTTAAAAATACCAGTCTTTGCCTTTGGAATGATACCACCAAGTGTGTTGATGAAGTGATACTCAGCAGGAGCAATAAAGGTAATAGTATTAGCAGCACTTAACTTAATCTCCGATGCATTGATCTCATAACCTTGAGCATCAATCTTACTATTACCTTGTGGTGCAACAATCTCAGCGTTAGTTCCACCTTTGCCGCAGACACTATTACCAATGCCTTGAGTTTGCAGGTGTCCCTTCACATCAAGAGACAAATCTGAAGCAAAGTTTATAGTAGATTTTTGAGTTTGTGTCTCATCAGGACCAGGACCACCCGAACAATCAAGGAAGAATCCTCCCCCAACTTCAAGGTGCATATCTCCAGATACTTTCAGACGATAATCACCATCAATGGTAATGATATTATCCTTACCGATGGTATAGCACATGTCTTTTTTGAAATCCGCTGTAAAATTACCAGGGATGTCAACATTAGTTCCTAAGAGAGGATCAGCAGCATCACTTTTACTATCGTTTAGATTCTTAGCATCTGCTGCTGCATCCTCAAGACTTTTATTTTGTTTTGATAGTATCTTATATTTTGCATGCTGTTGGTTTTCAATAGCAACGTCAGTAATAGTAGCACCAGATGCCATCCTAGTGATGGACGCTTCTCTACCAGGAGTACTTAATTGTAAATTATATGCACCGTTAATAAAACTGGTTGCAGCATTTAGATATGGATCAGCATCATTGAAAATAGAATCAATGATCCCTCCACCTCCACCAGATTCACCACAACTAGGGTATGACTTTCCACCTCCAGGTGGTCCACCTAAATCATCAGCACTACATCCAGTTACACCAAAGAATGGGAAGAATTGTTTACTTGTTTGCGCTCGTTTTCCTGGTTTTCTATTACATCCACCAAAGTCAAATAGAGTGAAGATTAGATCAATAAAGCCAGTGATACTTGAGATGTCAAGTTTACTGACATTAGTTGCTTCAGTAAAGATATCCTTACCAGTCTCAAAAACTTCTTTGAGGGTATCAAACCCTTCCATAACAGATGTTGCTGTTTTAACCAGACTTAGAATATCTTTGACAAAACCAAGACCTTTTTGAATAGAACATGTTACTTGGTTAATAACATCCTGAACACCAGCAACTGCTGCTGAGGCAGCATCCATTGCTCCAGATACGATATCATCAATCAGGTCAGTGACTACACCCATAGGGTTAGACAGCATGTCACTAATCAGACTATCAAGTGTACAAATTTGACTCAATAGTTTCTCAATGATAGTCTGAACAAGTTTCAGAACAACAAAAGGAATACCAGTAAACTGAGAAATAAGTCCTGCTGCTGATAAACCTTGCCCTGCAATTACAGTAAGTTGTTCTTTAAATGCCGATACGATTTGAGAGAATACTGCTGATAGGAAGTTCTGAATCTTATCAGTAAACTCCTCCATTCTAACGATCTTGTTTTCAAATACATCAACAAAATCACCACTCTCGCTCTTCACTACTGATGATGCTGCACCAACTAGATCTTCTACGAGTTGAGTTAGTTTAATCTCTAAAGTTTTCCAAGGTCCACCAACTCCAGATGCAGCAGGTGTGCCAGAAGATCTAACAGTTGGTTTTGTCTGGTTTGATGCTGTTGCAGGTGCTTTTTGCGCTGCACTATTTGGACTCTTGGCAGTAATCTTAGTGTCTGGTTCTCCAGGAGTCTTTACAGTATTGGAGTTAGTATTAGTTTGTGTCTTACTAATATCTGCTGAACTAGAACCCAACTCCTTATTTACTGGGTTAATATCTTCTCTGTTAGGTGCATTAGTAAACAGGAAGGTACTGTTTTTTCCTTCTAGACTAGTACCAGGTGCCTGACTAATTCTAAGTACACCCATGACAATTGGGAACTGTGCTTCTTCACCATCAAGGAAGAATCCCATGACGATAGCACCAGGACGTAAAGAGTGCGAGGATTTACCTACACCATCAATACCTGCCTGATCAGTTGGTTGAAGTACATTTGCCCATGGTAGATCTTTAGTCTGAAGATCTTTTTGAAATCCTGCTTCGGGACCAGTGTAAAAACCAAGTACGCGACACTTTACCCTGCCAATATATTGTGGGTCTTTGGTGTCTTCAACCTCACCAATCCACCACACAAATCCATCTTTACCTAGAAAGTCGGTAGAAGATTCACCTACAATATTGTCAACGTATGCAGACATTCTTTTTAATTAGCGTATTATTATTTAGCGACAAAATCAAAGGCGATGACGACACGATCATCTGCCTCCATCTTAGGAAAGAAGTGTACTAAGTTAGATGGAAACAGGATTAATTGACCTTCAGTAACAGGTGCAATAAAATTAGAAGTATTCCACATTGTTGGTTTCTCTTCATCCAATTCAATGACAGGAACATATGTGTTCTTGAATGGATTTTCAAATACTAGTGGAGTATGACCTTCCTTCTCATCATACTTTACCATAAAATATCCCGTGAGATAAGTTCCACGAGATGTATGAGCAGGAATTTGAGTTCCTAACTGAGATACCTGAACTTCGGTATGATTGATAGAGATTGTGTTACTATAACCAAGAATCTCTTTCAGAAAATATTGTGCCTTATCCTCAACCCAAGTATAGAATCCTTCCATACCAGGCAATTGACCATCATAGATGAATACATCACCCTCTCTCTTCACATCATCCCAATTAAGATCCAACTTCTTAATAACAGTGTCTTGAATATCAAAATCTTCCGTGAGGATGGGATAAGAAAATGCTGGAATAATTTGCATAATAATTACATTACGAATGGGTAATACTGGATTTGAACCAGTGACCTACTGCGTGTAAAGCAGTCACTCTACCACTGAGTTAATCACCCAAGAGGTTAACTTCCCTTGTGAGAGAAGTATAACACCCATGGACTAGATTGTCAATCTTCGTAGACTAGACATTCTGGTTCTGAAGGATTCTGATCACAAAACAATTCCAAATATGTTGGATCGTGATGATCTCCTGCTTCAATTTCTTTCTTGTGATGTTCTACATACTCTTCCAAGTCGTGTAGTTCACCTTCAATGTGGCGACGTTGTTGTGGGGATGTTGAATCCTTACCCAAAATTTCGCGGTCTGCCTGGATGTGTTGCTCTAATGTTCTTTGCATATTCCTAACCTTTGGACAATGCTTGGTATTATTTATGACGGTGCCACTTTGATACTATCTTTCAATAGATGCAGAGTAGTCTGAAGTTCACTAACTTTATAGTTGTGAGTAACTCCTCCTATAAGATAGGTCCCCGAGTATACTTTGTCAAGTTCTGTTTTCTTTCTCTTAACCTGCATTCTTGGAATCTGGACAGAAACAGCAGTACCAGCGAATAGATTCAAGTTTCCAGGTACAGTAATTTCCAATTGAATTGCTTCTAGAGATTTTTTTCTCAGAAAATTATATGCGGCAGTATCCAAATAACTATTCAAATTACGTGATCCTGGGACAGCACTTCCATCACTCTTAGCACTGTCCCATAAGTGCGTAGGAATTGCTCTATAGTGTACTCTCTTTGGGTTGTTAATTAGTTTCTTAATCTCTGGATTGCTAGTGTCAATGGGGAGTCTGCCGCCTTTCTCTAGTTTTGACATACGCTTAAATGTGTTCTCAATATTATAGTATCCTGTTTGTGCAGTTACTTTTTTATTCTTGGTTGGGAGAACAGATTCACCAAACGTACTAGGATCAAGTCCAATAATATATCCCGACCATGTTCCCTGCCTCAAGTTTCTTATTGAGTTGAATGAATGTGGGAATGATAACTTACTAATTAGAAAATTATTCTTTGATGGGTTGTCTGATAATGCTTTTTGTCCGTAAACATATGTCGGTTTCTCTTGGTCTCTAGCATCCTCAATCATCTTATCAATTGTTTTGAAATGAAAACCTAAAGCATTCTCATAGAAAACATATGCACCTTGAGGATTATCTGATGTGCCACCTGATCTAGTTGCTTTTGATGCAATATAGTTAATTGCATCGTATGGTCTCCAGTTAGGAGAAGTAAATCTCATCTTGTTTGCAGGTTCTGCATCAAACTTACCACCCTTTTTACCACCCAAAGTAGTAACAGTTTCAAGAATCTTTTTGACATGTACAGAAGCGTCTAAAGATTCAAATGCTCCAAAAGTATTAGTGACTTCATTATTAATAAATGCAGGACTACACAATTTCAAAACATATGATTCTTTCTTCTCTGATTTTACCCTAGCAGTAATCTCATAACATTGGAAGATATAGGTTATAGTATAACCACCAGATTCTAGATCAATTCTCCAAAATTCATTACCAATAAGTGTATTAATAAAGTCAGTAGCATCAAAGACTGCCACTTCAGCATACATCGTTGGACTACTAATACTTTCAGTAATCTTTATATTTGAAATAAGTTCTACAAGATTTCGCGATCCATCCTTTGCAGTCCTAATTTTACCATTACCATCTAAGAGAAATGCTGCTAGAGCAGTTTGTCCTGACTTTTCCATTATACTGATGCTCCAAATAATCCGAACGTTGGTAAAAATTCTAACAATTCAGGTTTGTTATTAGTTGGTACTACTACAGTAGAACCACCTCCACCTCCACCTGATGCAGAGGCACTTGATTTTGATGCCTGGGTACTAACAGCAGCAGCAACTTTTGTCATCGCTGCCATCTTTTCTCCAGTTTTAACCTCTTCCTGATCTTCTGCCTTTACTTTAGCATCGGCAGTTGCGGTAGTAGTCTCTAAAAGACCGTCAGGATTGATTACCTTTCTAGTCTCCATGATAGCATCCTGAAGTGCTTGGAATGCTATATTCTTTTTTGCTTCTGGTGTTTGGGCAATTTGTGCTCCTCCAGTGTTACCATTAGGATTTCCCACTCCACTGAGTGCTCCAGAAGCAACATCAGCATTCATTTGAGACATAATGTCTGGGTTATCACTAACTAAAGGTGCTCCTCCTCTAGCAGCATCCAGAGCAGAAGCAACTTGTTCTACAGTGTGAGAAGATGCATTACCACCTCCATACATAGATCTCCCAGTAGCAGGATCAGGTAGAGATGCCCATTCTCCTGCCAATGCTTTCATGGCACCAGTTCTATCATTATGCTCCTTAGATATATATCTCCAAGCATATGGTTGCTTATGCTTGATAAGTCCTATACCGATTTTATCCTGCATTGTCTTATCAAACTTAGCACTCTTATCAATACCCATAGTATTGACAATTGCTTTCATTGTTCCAGGGATAACCTGATAACGACCAGCAGCAAATATACCATAATCCCCTTCTTGAGGATTAGACTTATTCATCAAAAATGACTGTCGTTCAATCAACTCACCGACACTCATATCAGTCAGTTTTTTCTTGACTATACTACTAGAATCGTGAGTACTTCCGACAATACGGTTACCCTTAGTACCTTGATTCATTGAGTTATATCCACCTTCACCAGATGCAATGAAATCTAGGAGTCCACCAGCAGCAAATTCGGGTGGTCTAGTTAGTGGTGCTTGAGCAAATAATCCACCAACATTAAAAGTGTATATGCTACTGCCGCCCTTAGTGTCTCCACCAGCAGCGTAACCCATCTCCCTCATCATCTCTTCTTGTTTCTTCCTTCTATTATATAACTTACCAGCAAAAGAGTCATTACTTACATTATCCAACTCACCTCTAGTTGCTTTCTGTGCTTGACCACTAAACCATGACATGGGGTTGAGTAGATTGAAATTGTTTTGAGTAGGTCCACCCTGATCAAAACTATTATACATGCCCCCCAGATTAAATCCGCCGCTATTTGCTTCCTTTATTCTACGAGTAGTAAGTTTAGGATTATTTTTTGTTGCAGGAGTATCAAATGGTACTATGAATGCACCACCTTGTTTCTTTTCTGCAACATATTCAGTTCCATGACCAATGAATGATGTTGATTTACCATCCAGAGATACTGGATAACCTGATTGGGGACCTTGAATCCAACCACCCATCGCTTTTTTGGGTAGTTTATTCTTTTTATCTGCCTGCTTTTCTTTCTTAGGAATTGAACCAGACACACTGGATGCAATTGCCGATGCTGGCATGTTCTTGATAAACTTTGGTTTCCCTGCCTCCTCTGCCTGATCACCAATCACATAAGCATTATTAAACTTAGATTGAATTGCCTGAATAGACTTAGGCAGAATCTTACTATAAGGTTCCTTATTGTCCTTATCGTAAGACCCATATTCAATCATTGCCCCCGCTTTTTGTGCAGATGCCACAGTAGCATCATGAACTGGTTTGTACTTATCATCCTGATTGGATGGAGGAACAAATACTGCTTGATACCCTAGTTCTTTAATTGCTGCGATTGCCGCTGCAACTCCTTCTGCTCCTTTCTGAGGATCAGCGAAATCCTTAGAACCAGCAGTAAGAATAACATGCTGCTTGTTACTTTGTTTACCTTCTGGAGTAGTGTTTGCACCATTGCCCTCGGTTTGTTGTGAATCTGCTATCGCACTTTCTTGATCATTAGCATTATTATTAGCGAGCACAACGGCAGTAGTTCCAACAACAGCAGTAGTTGCCAGCAACGCCAATCCACCTTTGCCCCTCAATCGCATCTTCATCCCCTTCATCCCCTTCAGGAGATTCTTACGGAATGTTGTTAATACCCAGATGAAATCTTTAACTAACTTTGCTGGATTCTTTAACCATCTTAGACCTAATAGTAATGTTCCTAGTGATAAGAAGAATTGACCAAAACCTACCAGTTTTTCCCACCAAGTTGCCTCAGGGTCAAACATTGCACCAAGACCATCCAGTATCCCTCCAACAGTACCTTTGAAGAAATTGAATATGAACGTTGCTACAGTGATAACACCATCAACAATATCTTCTAATTTTTTTATATTCTTTTCGTCCGCTAACCATTCCAAAATCCCCCTTACAACGAAGGTTTTAAATAACCATCCTCCTAGTTTAGCAAGACTCTCAAAAAATCCTGCTACTACAGGAGCAATAAATTCGGTAAGACCACTTCCTTTCTTCTCATCATCTTTAGATGCTCCCTGTAGATCACCAGAGTTTTCATTAATACCCTTAAGGAGATCCGCTTCCATTGCTGCATTGACCTTTAGGTCATCAGCAATTTTTTGGAGAATAACTCCCATGCTATTGAGTGTTGCACCAAGTTGATTACTACCTTTTACAACTTTTACAGAAATAATATTTGCGGATACAGTACCTTCAGAGTCATCTTTACTTACTTGACCCCTAGGACTTAAAAATTTATAAAAGTCTATCTTTGATGTCTTACCAGACTTCTGCATTACTTAGTAGGATAAGATGAATTTGGGTCACGATATAGAACTATAGGTTCCCCACCAGTATTTATGATCTTGGTATTGGTGATTGGGAGTGTAATTGGTACTACAGTCTTACCCTTCTTATCTACTTCACTGTCTGCCTTATTTAATGCATTTGTTTTTGACATCGTTGCTACAGCAGGAGTGGCACCAGGTGCAGATGTAGAAGACATTTGTGGTGGAGGACTTGCTGATGCAGGAGCAAGACTACTCTTTTCATTACCATATATTTGTCCACGAACATCATTAATTGCAGAATCTAGCATACCAAAGATACGCGCCATCTTTTGCTCTTGAGTCTCTGCTGGTGCCCTTGATGCTTGATTATCACTATCTTGCGTAGTTGTACTATCACTAGTGTTGCCACCTGGAGTAGTATTAACACTTGTATCAGTACTATCGTCTGCTGTTACAGGACTAGTCTTAACATTTGCATTAGAAGAACCACTACCACTCAAGTTTTCAAAGTGCCATGCTTCAGTAGCGCCAGGTCTGTCCCTTCGTAAACCCCAAGCACTTTTATTCAGTGTCTTAAATCCAAATGTTTCAGAATTATCCCACAACCACTTATATCCTGCATCAAAGTAGTTAAGGTCAGCAGCAAGACCAAATCCATGATTAGATGTTCCTGGAACTGCTGCTGTACCACGAGGTTTAGTATTATACATGTGCTGTTGATCAGCAAATGTTCTAAAGGTATCATTAATACCAATAGGATGACCCGCTTTCTTAGCAGCATCCAACATAGATTGAAACTGCTTTGCAACACTCTTATGCAACTTACCTCTTCCTGCTTGCCCCCAACCTGCATAACCTTTCACTCCTTGCATCTCGGAAGCAGGTACTTCTCCATTCTTATACTTACCTATTGGACCACCACCTGCGAAACCTGGCAGTTCTCCACCAAGAGCAAATCCTGCCCATCCAGCAGCACGATAGTTAGACTGTGCAGGATTTGAAACAGGTGTTAATTTTTGTGGTTGTATTGGTTGTTCATTTTGGGTCTGCCACCTAGAAAGAGCACCAGTGTTTGTACTAGTAGACTTTAAACCACCACCCTTTGCAAGTTCTGGTGCCTTATCTTCATCCTTGTCTATTCCCTCAGGTTTTTGTCCTTCTTCATTGGTAAACATACCAATGAGTCCTTTAAGTGGACCAGGAGGAAGATTATCCTTTGCAAAGGCATTAACTTGGTCAATAAGACCTTTAGCACCAGGAATTGAACCTATCATAGCATCTTCCATTTGTCTGATACCAGGAATCAGATCTCTAAACAAAGAGAATACGTCAAGTCCTAATGAAACATAGGGACCAGCAGCAAAACCAAATGCTCCAGATAAGTCAAACGCAGCAGATAATGCTTCAATACCAGCACCAACTACATCGCCATCAGTTAAGCGATCATATGCAAATAGTAAGTTAATAAGACCACCAACAATTGGTAGTGCTTTACCACCAATTCTTTGAATAAGTGGTTTCGGTTCCAATAGAGAAAGACCTTTCTTCTGAAGGTACTCCTCCATCATTATACCTGCACCAGAAGACATGACCTTGGTCATAACCTGTCCTGCCATTGCCTTGATGGGTTTCATCATTGGTTCAAAGAACTTACCCAAAGGTTCTACGATCTTTGCTGTCGCAAAATTCTTAACCCAATTTCCAGCACCTTTTAAACCATTATCTGCCCAAGCAACAGCATCTCCTGCCTTACTCTTAAGATTAGCACCAAGTGTTCTTGCCCTATCTCCGTATTTTTTTCCTATTTCTAAACTCGTTTCCCATGCTTTTTTTGCCTTGTCAGAGAACCTAGCATAGATTTCTGCTGCGCTTCCACTCAATCCATACTTTTTACGTGCATCTTTTATTTGTTCTGCAATTACAGCGGCAGGTTTATCAATCAGAACACCTTTGAGATTCTTGGCATGATCACCCAAGAAATCTGCAAATTTCATTAAACTGCTTTTAATCCCCTCTGCTGCGGAGACTGACATATCCTCAATACTATTACCAAGTCTTCCTAGTAAACCTGCTGGTTTATTTTTCCTTGCTTGTTTTACTAATGCTTCTATACCTGCTTCAGTAAGTTCTTCGCCTGACTGTTTGGCAACTTTTCTTAATCTAGCATATTCTTCTGCTTGTTCAAGATTCTTAAAACCATGCCTCTTCTTAATATTTTCAAGAATTTCTGCTCTGGATCTTACATTATTAGTATTTGGAGTTGGTGTTGATTTTGGTTTGGGATTATCTGGATCAGGTATATCATCAGACGACTGCAATGCATCAAACAATGCCATTGCGTCTTGGATAAGACTAAATGGATTTAGTAGATACGATAATGCCTTTAGACCTATTATGCCTGTTAAAAGGGTTCCCACCCCTACAATCATATCCCATGCGCCACCTAGATTACCATTAGCAATCGCTTTAGCACCGCCAAAGATCTTGGCAAGACCATCAAATATTGCGCCTACACTAAAAGTAACTAACTTATATACAAAATCCCCAACCATCTTAAGAGTATTGAAGATGTCTTCCATCTTCTTAAGATTTTTTTCATCAGAAAACCACTCAAGTATTCCTCTTGAGATTGCAGTTCTTGCTAACCAAGCAAACAAATTACCGAATGGTCCGAGAATTTTCTCTAACCATCCAAGAGGATTCTTTTTTTTCTTAACTTCATCCTCTAAATCGTCTTCTAATCCATCTTTACGTTCTGAACTTATCCCACCTTCTGCTTCTATCTCTGCTCTAGCATCTCTTCTGAGATCACTAAGTCTTTCTTGCTCTGCAAGTTGATCCCCTAAGAATGATGATCTATTGGATATTGTTTCAGAAATATCCATCATCACATAACCCATACCCTCCAGAGTCTTACCAATTTGATTGGCAGATGTAACTACAGAGTATACTGATTTTTTAACCGAGCTAGCAACCTTTATCCCCCCAGATTCTTCACTAGAAACCGTAGTGGGGATCAACTTATGTGGTTTGATTTTGGATGCTAGCATTACGCTTACTTGTTGTTTCTATCTTTGTACCTCTTCTCCTCTTCTTTCAAATGGTTGATCAAGAGGTTAACATAAACATCTTTTTCCCATGGCATGATATTATCCAAATATTCAGGGTTCCACTTATGATGGTGAATCAAAGCGAAATTAGTCTCATAATAAGTTTGAAGACTTGTATGGAGAAGGACTAGGCGAAAAAACTTGCTAAACCCTCAAGTTGGAGAGTCTGTTTTTTCTTAGTCTTAGGATTAGTAAATTTAATGTCGTGAGATAATTTAGGCATTGTTTCAAAAAACTTTTGAATTTCTTGAAACTGTGTAGTATTCAATTGATCAAGGAACTCAATCAATTCTTCCTTTGAAGACTCTTTCGCTTCATATACTTCCTCACCTTCAACAATTTGAAGAATGCAATCTGTAGTCAATTCAAATAGACTTTCTACAGTAGAATTGGTCTCAAAGTTATTTTTAACAAACATATCCATACTAGGATATTTCATAACCATTGAAATTTTATTATCCAACTTCAAGATGTTTGTATGCTCAGGTTCAAATTTCACTTCAACCTCACTAAGATCAACTGTTACCTTAACCTGAGTCTCATTATCATCGGGTGAAGTTACCATAAGATCAACAGTTTCACCTACAGACTTTGCACGAATGTTCAGGAAAATATATTCAAAGTCAAAAGTGGCAAGTCCTTTGATATCTGTATCAGATAGATTAGTGCAGTTAAGCAGTAAAGTCTGTACAGTATCAACCATTTGTGCTTGATCTTCTGTTTCCATTGCTAACAATAGCAATTTCTCTTCTTTTACCAGAAATGGGCGATATTTAATTCTTTTCCCGTCAGAAGGTAGTTTCAATTCATAACGAGGAACATTTAACTTAGGTAATGGCATAGATAATCACTTCATTACAGATATTTAGCGGTTCAGAGTTGGACCAAAGAAGTTCAAAGGTTCTGTCCCTGGAGGTTGGTTAAAGACAGCAGCGTCAAAATTATAGTTGCCAACTTTTGACGCTGCAGAGAAATCAAAGTTATTTCCAAATAACTCTGTATAGTTACCATCAAAATTTTGAAAGAATTTAGCAGCGTCTTTACCAAGACTATCTAGATACTCTTTTTCTGGACTCTTCTTATCTTGATTCTTAGTTGACATGTTAACATTTTTATTGTTTGGATAGAATCTGAAGTTTCTATATTGGAATCCAACATTAAATGTAGTGTAGTTTGCTTGCCCTGATTGCATTTCTACTTGTCCCAAATTGTATGGGAACACATCTGCCAAGCACCAAACACCTGTAATATCATTCTCGTAATAGAACCCTCTCTTACTATCTCTATTGCGACCAGTCCTTTGCTCTGGAATAAGATCGTCTTCTGTAAAGAATCTCTTCTTACCGCCACCCCTTTCCATCTTATAAATCTTCATCGTACATGTGTAATTGTCTAAGAGATCCACATGTTGAGTAGTATCATTCATGATCAAATTTATCCACCTATCAAAAAAGGTATAGGTTTGCATTGATCTGGGCATGATGAATGAGACACTTATCTCACTATGACTCTGACCAGTAGCATACTTATAAGCAGAACCAATATTATTTACAGTTGCGGTTGTCAAGTTCCTACTAGGAGATGAAACACTAGATGCATAGTGATTCAATAGAGTTGCTAGTCTATCAGAGTTTCTACCATAAGGAATCAGAGCATTTCCATACATCTCCTGGAGTACTCTAGGTTGCCCAAACTCAACTCCATAAAGATTATTAAGAGAAGGTGCATCCTTGTTACTCTTAATAAGTGATTGAAACTGTGTAAAAGAGTTATCACTAAAGCGACTTTCGTTGAATCTAATTGACATTATACCTTAAGTTCCTTTTCGGTTATGAGCATAAACTCTAAAGAATGATCTTTGCAGAACTCTCGCGCTGCTTTCCATTTCGCTTGATTGACACTATAGGTGACAACTTCATTAATATATCTTTTCGTAACTCTTTTTTGAGTCTTTGGTTCTAAAGTTTGTTTGAAGGGTTTGACTTCCACAATATACTTTTTGTTTGATGCTTTAACATAGAAATCGGGAAAATATCTATGCCTCTTTCCATCCACTGGTGAAATATATGGGATGATGATCTCTTCACTTCCCCATTCAGTAACTGAGGTAGTATTGTCGCACCATTTCATGAATTTATATTCCCAAGACGACCGATAAACAATGCCAGTGACATCTCCTCGGTACTTAGCAGGAAAAGATGGTGTGTACTTCCCTCTATAGTGCATAAATATAATTGGACCATTACTTATATTTATAGTGGCATCTAATAAGAAATCGGTCACACTAAAGTATCCTGAGAAATTACCCTTTGCGGAGAAGGGTAGGGGATCAGCTGATAGTTATCAAGCAGAATATGCAGATTATATAAAATTTTCTAGATATCAATTTAAGAATAGTGGTGGTCCTCAATACTTTAACGTACCAGACAATTCAAATAAAACTAATAAGGAGTTAATTACATCTGCTTATATTGCAATGCCGTCGTCGCTCTCTGCCGACTACGGTGTTAACTATCAGCAGGCAAACTTAGGTGCTTTAGGTAAAGCAGCAGTTGGTGCATTAGCAGCAGAAAGTTCTGGAGAAATTGCTGCAACTCTTCAAGAAGCAGCAAAAGCAGGTTTACCTGAATCTGCATTCAACAACCTATCTCAAGGCATCCAGGGTGTTGGTGGAATGATCGGTCTGAATACCGATGGCATCTCTCCTAATATGCTATCTGCAATCTCTCAAGGTAAAGTATTCAATCCTTACTCAGAACAAGTATTTCAGGGTGTAGGATTTAGAAGTTTTAACTTTAACTTCAAGATGGTTGCTAGAAGTGAGAAAGAAGCACAAAGCATTCAAGATATTCTTGAGATGTTTAAGACTGGACTATTGCCCTCATATGGTTCTGGTGGCAGTGGTAAGGGAGGATCTCTTGGAGGTCTACTGACTAAAAGTGGTGCCAATCAAAGATTCTTGAATGTGCCAGATAAGTTTCTGATTCAATTTATTAGAGTTGGAGAAGGTTCATTATCATCACAAGCACTTGATCACTTCAAGATTGATTACTGTGTATGTACCGCTATGAGTGTAAACTATACTCCAGATGGTCAATATGTCGCAATCAAAAATGAACGCTTGAAGAAAGCGTACAGAGCACAGAACAGAAATCTAAGTTCTGGTTCTCCAGATAATATGACTCAAGGTCAAGCACCTGGGATGATCTATGTCCCTGCAATTACCTTAGATCTTCAGTTTACTGAAACATCTATCATCACTCAAGAAAAAGCAATCGCTGGATACTAATGCCTGCATATTTCTCATATCTACCTAACATTTACGTTGGCACGGGAACATCCTCAGATGCCAAGCAAGAGTATGTTGTTGTCAAAAATATCTTCCGTAGGGTAAAAGCACGAGAGGATCTAAACAAATATACTGAGTTCTTTGAACAAGTATCTATTGAAGATGGGCAAATGCCATGGCAGATTGCTGAAGAATACTATGGAGATCCTGAACTAGATTGGGTTGTACTCCTCACCAATAATATCATTGATATGTATGGTCAATGGCCCGTAAGTAGAAGGGAATTGGAATACTATACATCGCAGAAATATGATAACGTAGATGGAGTTCATCATTATGAAACTAATGAGATTAAATGGAACGACATTGTAATGGTTGAGAAGGGAACTATTGTTGATGAATTTTTCTCTTACAAAAACCCAGATGGAACTGTCATTAGTGGTCTAAATGCAAGACTGCCTGTAAGTAACTGGGAACATGAATATTTTCAGAATGAACTTAAAAGAAATATCTACATTACACTTCCAACTGCATTAGATGCATTCATTGAAGAATTTGATGATTTGATTGGATACGAAGCGAGTGATGAACTTGACGAGAATGGTGTTAAGAAGACCAAATTGTCTATCGCAAGTAGGTTCCTGAGCAAATCAAGTGGTGGTGGTATTGGTCGTCAATACACTGCAACGTATACTGGAACTGGTAGAACAATCACTAATCTACAGGTTGCTACAGCAGGTAGTACTAGTGGTGTATCATTTACGACTGTTCAGGCAGACGCTTCAGCAGGAATACAAGTTGCTTCATCTTCCTCCTCAAGTGGAAGTACAGCATCAACCTCTAGCAGTAGTTCTTCCTCTAGTAGCAGTAGTTCTTCCTCTAGTAGCAGTAGTTCTAGCAGCGGTAGTTCTGGAAGTTCTGGTGGTGGATATTAGATAATAAAAAACCTCCCCAAGGGGAGGTTTTTTTATGACATGAGGTTAGGTTTATTTTTTATTCTTGTAAGACTCTCTTGCAAATACGTTTACAATATTGCTGGGTATCATCACATTCAATTAGACAATCAAAGTAATCATTGATCAACTGATGCTGTTCAGTTGAATAGTCTACTGTTGATGCAAAATGATTCCATGACGCTAATTGGTTTTGGGAAATTAGATTGTGCATAATGCTCCGTTTCAAGGTATAAACATAATAAGTCTTTTTACATGATAACCTTGCAACTGTACTATCTATATGAAATGTGTTGGAATTCTAACGAAATATATAAGACTTATTTTTAGTATATACTGCTACACATTTAATATTAATTTAAGTTAACCCCCATCAATCTGGCAACCCGCTAGAGCGCCGCCGACGATCCCCGTAGGGATTGCCCACCAGCGACCGTCTCCACGCGACAGAGCGGCACCTAGACCCCCTCCAGCGATCCCTCCAATAACACTACCTTCAATGCATGAATTGTCATCGGTCTTACTCTGCTTACGCTCAGTTGGTACTGGTCTGGGAGTGTACGAATGACTATGACGGTGGTATCCACCATTGTGACGATTGATGCATCTATGCCAAGGAAGTCTTCGGAAATCTTTCATCTGACTTCCATCAGAGTATACCGTGACACTAACCAACTCTTTAGTACAAGTTGACCAGTCTTTTTCAGCAATGTAATCATAACGATTAATAACATGCTTGCTACGGTGGTGTGCATATGCAGGACCACCGAGAACAGTAGCGAGTAGAAGGATCGGGATAAATTTCATCAGAAGTAGTTAATTTACTATAGAACTAGGTCTATCAATCTTCAGATGCCAACGATGCGAAGTAGTTCATTACATCATCATCGTCCTTTACTGGAGCAGCAGCGACAGTTTTCTGTTGAAAAGAGTCAATTTCAGCAGTCCAATCTGGTGCTTGTGCAACAGCCATCTCTGGAGTATTGTATGTACCACGTCCTTCAGATTCGTCCTCAAAGGACTCATCTTGACGAGGAGTTTCTTTACGACCTTTCAGAACAGAAGTAAGTCTAGCATTCAGTTCATCATAACTCTTGAAGTTAGAATCATCAGTGAATGCAGTCAGAGAATACTGCTTGTTCCATGCAGATTCAATTTCAGAATCTTCACCGCCAAACAAGGCAGATGGAGTAGCAAACTCAGACTTATCATAGTTCCAGTAACCGTCTTTCTTGACGATCTTCAGTTTGAAATCAGCACCACTCCAGGGATCAAATACATTGACTGGAGTTTCGTCTTCAAACTGTGGTTGCATCGCTTCAATGATCTTGTCAAAGATCTTCTTGCCAAACTTATAAAGCTTTACTTGACCATCGTTTTCGGGATGCAGGGGATCCTTTACTACAAGGATGTTAGCGTAGTAGGAGAGTTTACGCTTTTGCTTACGTGCAACTTCTTTATCGGAATCTCGTCCAGAGTTCCAGAGTTGACGATTGAGTTCACCTACGGGATCTTTCTTGTTAAGAGTCGTGAGAGAGTTCTCAATGTACCAACCACCTGGTCCTTGGAAAGCATGACTCCAGATCTTAGCGAAAGGAACATCTTCTCCGTCTGGAGCAGGAAGAAAGCGAATAACAGCGTAACCATTGCCGCTTTTATCCAGTTCGGGTTTCCAAAGACGCTCATCTCCACCGCCTCCACCGCCTGTGGGGTTGGAGATTTTTTCAATCTCTTGGGTGAGTTTTGCAAAGGAACTTGCACTGGACTTTTTTAGATTAGAAAATGACATTTAGAATGTTTGTATTTGGTTTATTGCTACTGTATAGACGTAGCGTTCTATTTAGGCAATGGTGCTTCCCAGTCATACTTGCGTTGCCAGGGAGGACTCGTAACATTCTGGTCCAACATGAAGTTGGCAGACAGAGTGATTCGTTTCTCACCTTGCTTATTGTAGTACGGCATGACCCAATGTGTCAAGTTTGCTGGGAAGATCAGGAAACGTCCAGGACTAGGATCACCAACAACAAACTCATTGATAGCGAATGGTTGTGGGGATCCCGACAAGAAGGTGGTCTTGCCGTTGTTTCTCCATGGAGTTTCCGACTCTGGGAAAATAGTGCTCATCTCCGTTGGTACATCTAAGTATAGTATGGAACTCAGATCACAGTTGTGGATGTGTGGCGGATTAAAATCTGGACCAGGGGACGTGAAATTCACCCAAGCATTCACTAGACGCAACTCGGTATGGATCTCGGCACCATCACCATCAGATCCCTGGTTAACGCGAGCAGCGTTATATGCAATAGGGGTAGAAGGTCCAATACGCCCCGCAGCACTCAATTCATTTAGATATCTCTGCACAAAAGGAGCGAGCATTGGTGTCAATACAGTTTGTGAAAATTCTTCACTACACCATACTTCTCTTTCAATGTTACCCACCAGTCCCATACTAGCATCATCACGTTGCTTAGAATTTGCATGTTCTAAGATGATGTTGCGGTCTTCTTCGGAAATAAATGCCGCATGAATACCAGGACCGAATGGAAAGATAGTATTTCCAACTACGGCAGGCTGTGCATTTTCAGGTGAGTTCATGTAATTCTATCTCTGGCGTTGTTGAGGTGTTGGATCATTTGGTCAAAGCAATCTCCTAGATCACGATAACCAAATGCCTGGGACATTAGATTAATACGTGTCTTAAGGTCTGATGCCTCAGTGTCTTCCATAGCAGCAAGAGCAAGTCTAGTATAGAACAATTTTTGCTTTTCTATCAAAGACTTAGTATTTTCTATATGTTCTAGACGTTGCTCTTTATTCATGCCAGATAGTTTATTCTGCATGTGAGCAAGTTTCTGATATGTTTTAAAAATACCACTGATTTCTTCTTGTACGTTATCAGAGTGAAAAAATCCTTCTTCAGTCATAATTTTCTATTCATTGTTTCTAAAACTACTTTCTTATATTTCTTACAGTCAATGTTAAGAAAGGGTGCGTACTTAACTATACGCATACTAGTATCTTGCCATATAGGATCAGTTAACACCTTATTGAAATTGTCTACAAATCCTAGGCAATAGTTCAATACAACCAGTGTTTCTAAACTAATCTCGTTTCCGTAGTACCCCTTAATTAATATGGGATGCTTACCAGATTCAGCATGAAATAAAGTATCAAAACTTTTTTCATATGGTTGCTCAATCTCATTGAGCAGTGTGTCAATATCTTGTTTAAATTTGTACGTGAAAGACTCTTGTTTGGTCTTCCATTGGGAATAATTACTTTCTTTGAACTGACGGATATAGTCTGCACCCATAATAAAGTTGGATACAAAGTAATATAAAAGTTCGTTACTATCTTTCTTTGTTGCTAGTTTCTTAAACGTGTAGATGTCTTTACGTTTATTGAAAGCAGATTCAGATGCTCTTGTTTTGCCATTGAATCTGAAAAAATCATAATCTAATCTAGTAAAATGTGATCTCACAGCGAGATACATTTTATAGCATTCAAATCCTGTCACAGGGGCAAGATACCTCTACTGCTACGCTTCATGTAATTAAGTTGTTGAGCATCATTTCTCAACTTTTCCTTCAGTGGTTTTGATAGTAGTTTGGGGACAGACTCAATCTCAATCTCGTTATCTTCACAGAAACATACAATTGCTTCAATGTAGTTGATCTCTCCATGAGAGTCTTTAACTAAAGCCTCAATACGCTCCGAAAATTTTGTCGGAGTCATGAAGGGTTTATCACCCTTAGTCTTGGGTGGCATAGAATTCTTCTTGGTAAGATTTAAGTAATTGTAAATAGTCATTAAGATTGTACTTCTGAAATACTTGAATAGATCCTTCTTCAGTGGCGATAAGTGTGACAATTTTCTTTACCTTAATACCTGAACGTTCATAGAACATAGCGGCGTAAGCGGACTCTTGTACGAAATAGTTTTCAATGTAAGACTCATTCTTCTCTTTAGTTGAGGTTTTAAAGTCAATTACTGCTAATTCGTTATCAAATTCAGCAATGCAATCAACGCGACCAGCGAGAGCGAGAACGTGACTGTAAAGAGGGGTTTCAAGAGCGTGAATGTTATCCACCCGAGCAAGAGTCTTACGAGCCATTTTGTACATGTTGAGTGCAAGAGGGTCTCGTTCATACTTTTCCTCGTTTAGTGTGCCACGGATGTGGTCCTCTAGTATAGCATGAAAACTGTTTCCTCGCTTGCAAGCTCTAGCAGAAATGCGATTTGCTTCATCTTCACCAACTCGGCGTCTCCAATCAGCAATAGATTTACGAGAGCGAATGCCAGTGACAGTTGTTACTGATGGATATGGTCTATCTACATTAGGAAATTTATAAAAACGTTTTCCGTTTTCTTGAACTACTGTAGGTTCTTCCAGACTATCATAAGTAACATCAACAAAATTAAACATCAGTACTGATAGCCTACAATATTTAGATTGAACGCAATTGAGATGCGATCTTCACGAGAATAGTTTGGATATACCCCATGATATAGTTCAGATGGAAATATAAACATATCTCCGTCTCTAGGCATAACCTCAATTAGAGGACCATACTCAGCAAGTTTGCAATGCTCTTCAATGATCGGATTATGTGGTCCAGGTCTCATAAAGTATAGAGCACCAGACTTAGGAGGTACTTTAACATAGTAGATACCACTAAAGTGTGTACCTCCATGATTGTGTGGTTTATTGTAGTGGCCGCGGCCATTAACATTCATCCACAATCCAGCACCTTGAATATTCCATTCCTCTATTTTAGCATTAGAGTCCTTCAAGTGTTCCTTCAAGAGACTTTTTGCAACTATAAACAAGGGTTGCCATGCCTCACCCTTTACGGTAGGTGCAGATTGATACCCACCTACATTACTAAACTCCATTGATCTATGATACTCTTTCTGAGTTGTACGAACTAACGCCTCAGATACAATATCAAGTCCAACATTTTTATAGGTTAAAGGAGTTGGAAAGAGATTATGTGTTTTTTGTTCTAAATCAGAACTTTCAGTATAAATGGACATCAATAACCAAGATTTAATTTATTCATTAGGTAGGAACGTACTAGACCAGATCTAACAATATCTTCAACACCAAACTCCGTAATATCAAACTCTGGCATTTGTTGAAGAATACGCATGAAATCTAGGATACCATTACGCTCATTCTCTTTAACCAAATCTGTCTGAGTAACATCACCACAGAACATAATTTTACAATTATCTCCCACACGAGTGATCATACTATCAAGTTCATGAAAATTCAAGTTTGAAAATTCATCAACAATTACAATACAGTCATCCATAGTAACACCACGAATGAATGAAGTTGACCAGAAAGAAATAGTTTCTTGAGATTTAAGATTATCATACAGCATATCAAAGCTGTTGTCATCTGGCATCTTAAACATATACTTTACCATGTTCTTATATGGAACCTGGTAGAGCATAGACTTATCTTCATGGGTTCCAGGCAAGAATCCAATCTCCCTGGTAGGTACAAGAGATCTAACAATATAGATCTTCTCATAAGGAGAATCCTCATCAAGGACTTCCTTAAGTGCATTATACAGTACAATAAAAGTTTTACCAGTACCTGCACACCCATGAAGTACACAATTTTTACCTTCGGCATATGAAGCAAATACCGATTCCTGATTATCAGTCATCGGTTCAATATTACGAAGGTATCCTCCGTCAATTGGTTTTTTACGCTTCATTTGTTTTTTAGACATTCCTGAAGATGGGTCATTAAACTGATCACCATATTTTTGGGATCTAGATTTTGATCTTGCTCTTGCCATTAGAATTCCCTCGCGCTGTCAGGTAAGTAGGGTTTCAATCCATTTTGAATTACTCCTCCTACTTTATAATGCTGTATGGCAACATCTGCCATTTTCTTATCTTCTTGGTTTGATGCAGTGATGTCTACACCTCTCCAGTTTACTAGTTGCTTAATATGAGGGTTTTCCTCCAAATACTTTTCACGACCAGCAAGAGATAAAAACTTTTCTTCTACCTCACCAGTCTTAGTATCTTCAAACTTGTAGATTGGCATATCAAGTAAACCGAGATAAGTTAGAGCGTGGGTGTGCTTTCTGCACTTTAGACATTACCTCCTTAAACCCATTATCAAGTTTAGGGACACCGTAAGTAGTTCCTGCAATGCCTTGTGACCAGTCTTTGTCCCAGTCAGGATTTTCATCCTTCCAAGACATATATTCTTTGCAGGACATAAGGAGTTCTTTAGTCTCGCCAGTCTTCAAATTTTTTACAGGATAGGTAGGCATTATTGTGGAGTTAGGATACGTTTAACTTTTTCACCAAAGAAATTAATACTGGTGACCCTCATGTCATCTTTGTGGACCCCAGAAATAGGTCTTTGTCCATGGTATATATGACCAGGAAACACAACCATTGTGTTGTAACTATCTAGCACAGTATACAACTCCTTATATTCAGAGTCGTTTCTCCAGGTATCAACGTGTTCAGAACCGAGAGGAGCATCGCTGATCTTCTCATAGAATGTCGTACCTGCACCCATATTATTGTGGGGATTTAAGTATACCATACAATTATAACATTTGTCAGTATGGGGCCAAAAATATGGGTCCTCTTTGCTGATATCTACTTCCATAAACTGATTGAATATTCTCCAAGAGAACATACGAATCCCATCTATCTGCACGTCAAGAATTCTTGCCATGTACTCGTATAGATTAATCTCTACTTGCTTAGGTTCAGAGCAACGTTCCGCATAGAACTTACCATCATAAAAATTCTTGCCGTTTATATACTCGTCTCCAATAGACTTGTCTAATTGCTGTGCTTGATTGCGATTACTTTTAATACCACTCTGGGCAACATAATCTCTCACACGATCAGGATACTTGTAGTAATTATCAACAAAAATAAAATATTCCCCGTCAAAGTCACAAACTTCAACGGAGACATCATCACTTACCTGAAAGTCTTCTTCGGTAAAAAATTTCATAGTATCATAATACAAGGTTGATCTATGCCATCGTAATCGTGAGGACAATCACATTCCTCGTCACACCATTCCATGGCACGAGAAATTGTAGGAAACTCACAGATAAAGATCTTTTTGATCGCCTTTGCAATATCCATGTGCTCTTTCTGAGTACCGTTAGCAGATCTCAGAGAAATATAATGGATCCAATTTCTGAGATTGCCCGTCATGTACATTTTGGTTGGTACGCATAAAGGAAGCACATTTCTGGCACATTCCTTTGCAATATTGTCATCTAGCATCTGCTGATACAGATCCATCCCTTGCTGGAAGTGGTGTTGCATCAAGATTTCATACTTTTGCTTCTTAAAAGGATCAACATCATCAATAGAATTCTGACGATTCTTGGTATCCTGACTACGAAGTTCTGGAAGAGGAATCTTATCAAAACCTAGCAGAGATGAATCTGCATAGCGTTGCGAAAATTCCTGGAATGTAAATGAACGGTGCCTCAGGATCTGAGCCGCGATTGCTCTAGTTGTGTTAATTTCAACTGTTAGTGTAGCTTGCTCAAACACACTCCAGTGTCCATGTTTAATACAGTATTTTAGAAGTCCCTCAACCTTAGGATTTTCTTGGTTTGCGGGATTGCTTACTCGTGCAATGTACCCAATAGTCTTTTCTGCGTCTGGAGTGACAGCAATCTTACATACTTTCATGATTTAACGTTACTTAAACAAAATACGACATACCCAACACAGTGCAAATGACTGGAGATATCCAATGGCTGCTAATCCCGTGAATGGAATCAACCAGTTCAATAATAGCATAGCCACGAGTGGAGACACAAACAAATCAAACAACATTTTGATGATTTGTTTGGCATTTTCTTCACGCTTCTCCTTTTCAACTAACTCATGTAGTCTTGCTTCAGCTTCTTCATCTTGCTGCTCTGCGACTTTTTTTGAGTTGAAATAGACACTCATTTTTTCGGTTTTGGTTTCTGAGGATCTTCCCATAGTCTTGGACTTACCGTACCTGCTGCTTGACTGAATGTTTTGAAATTTTCTTTGTATTGATCCCAGTAATGATCAAATATGTCAACTTGTTTTTGTGCTAACACAAGGTCAAATTCAACTACTCCCTCGTTTACATACTCTACGAGATATGCTGTACAAGGGAGAGTTTTATCATTCGCTAGTAAGGGATCACATTTTTCACGAAGAATCGTGATTTTAGTGCTCAACTTCGCTCCCCCCATTCAATTCTAGGGAATGCTTCTTTTACCACTGCTGCAGTGATACGATACTTAGATTGAAGGTCTTTGTCTTTAGCCAAAACAATTACTTCTGCTTCACTCTCATGCAGTCCTTCAAGCATTTGAATGAATAGGGTCTCTTTCTTCATCATAGGTAGTCTATCATCACCACCCTTAAAAAATCGGTACAGTTTTCTATACTCTTTAGCGAGTCTAGTATGTTCTGTACCTGCAGGTGCGTCATTAACCGTATAGGGAACTTCCCCTTCAGGCATGACAGAGATCAAACTCTCGTCATAGTTTATAATAAGAATTGCACGGAGAGCATTTGTATTGTATGTTCTTAGCAAATCAATTTTTTCTGCCTTTGTCTTAGCATTGGAGACCTTTTTCAGTACCTCACTAATCAACAAAGTATTCACATCAGTTTTTCGTGCCATGGTTTTAATAATTAGTCATCGTCTTCTTGTTCAATTTCATCCCAAACATCAAAGTTGGGTCTAATGTAGATTAACTCATCTTGTAGAATATTACCGTTTTCATCTAGCATTTCTGGATGAGTGACTGACTTAGCATATGCGGCGTTTTCAATGAAATCTTCTACATATCCTTTTGCCAACCAGGAGACGGTAATCCCCAAAATAAACGCTCCGATTGTTACCAGAGTCATTAACGCGATTAACATGGTTCCCCCTTAATTTAATTTTGTTGATCTGGAACCTATCCTCCTAAGTGTTAAGTTAGAAGTATTTAGTGCTATTTTAGATGAGTTTGTTCTCTCTCAAATATTGAATTGAGTCACTACATCCACCCAATTTCTTTTCGTTCATTAGCACTTGGGGGAAAGTTGCACCTTTACCAAATTCTTGATAGAACTTTTCTCGGTCAAAATGTTCTCCAAGTTTATATTCTTGGAAACTCTTATTTTTAGCAGTTAGAACTTGTTTGACTTTATCGCAATAGGGGCATCCACTGCGGGTGTAAACAGCAAAATTCATAGTCATTCTTGAGGGTTGAGCATCAGATTCCGTAACCTATATATCAGATTAACACACCTGGGATTCTTTGTCAATTATCCATGTGGGGGGATGAAAATTACAGTACTCATTAAAAGTGATTTTCATCTCCTTTTCGGTCAAATTGCAGTGTCTTGCTGCTTTCGGTAAATTCCATTTAGCAGAGAATAGCATCTCCATGGACTCTCGTGTTTCAATTCTCATAAAAACCTATAGAAGTCATTTTTTGGCGGCCTTTTTTTTCCGACTTTCTGGGAAATAAAAGGTGAATTTCGTTTTAGGACTCAATTGTTTTGTTGAACTGCTTGCGACACTTCTTAAGTTCTTTCAGTTCATCCTTGATCATTTGGTAAGCATCTTCGGGAGAGATTCGTCTTGACATCTCCATGGCAATAGTATACTCAACTCTAGTACCGAAGTGTTTCAGTGCTTCTTCAAATGAATTTAGTTCTTCATACATCTTTTTTATCCAGCGTTGAAGCTTCATAGAGTCCAGAACGATAATATTTTTGAGTCTTCTTCATCTTGCGAACGAAAGTCTTTTCGTTCATGTTCTGTCTTTGTTGAAAGATCTTATTCAATGATGTCAATTCATCAATAGTCTTTCTCAACTGTCGTTCTGATTTTTTCTGCTTCATTGGTTGTACTAAATCATCTTCAGTACCCAAAGGTTCAAACTCTGCAGCGTCTCCATCAATCATGTCCTGAACTTCTTCAGGCAATTGGTCTTTAGGAATTTTTGGTAGGTCCATTATAGTCTAGGTTCAAATCTACATGTGATCAGTTTTACTCTTTGTTGACTGGTGTCACTTACGATTTCAAATTTGGTAGTAGTGTCTTCACCAGCATTAGCGGCGTTGCCCTCCTCAACAAAGAATTGTATGCTTGACTGAGGATTTATGTCAGCATCTAAACTGGAATCTGCAACAGACCAGTTTGAACGGTAGGAATTGATTATTTCCGTCCCGTCCACTATAACACGAACCCTAAAGGATCCGCAAGAGCCACCTTGAGATCCTCCAAGGTGAACCAGTCTACATCCATTGTTATCTGGGATTTTCACGTATTGAATTCCAGATGTTGAGGTGCTATCAGTATAAGAAGAGCATCCACTACTAGCATAACCTGTTGGACGGTGAACAACTTCAAGTGTTTCACCTGTATTGAATACAATTGTATTCACACCTGGAATAGGATCATTAGCAGTTACTTGATCACCTTCTTTGTATAGATACACTCCAATACCCTGTCTAGTATTAAATATCTCTCCAGCACTGTTGTCAATTGTAGTTGTAACTGTTCCCAATTTAATTGGATTAGGACTATAGGGGTAACCAGGAATAGACAGAGTATCACCAGCAGCATAACCAGTGCCACCACTTACTACATTATTAATTCTCAACCTTGTATCATAGTCACTAGACCCGTCTTGAATTGCTTGTATAGTAATGTTCAAAACCATACCCGAACCAGAACCACCACCCATGGTAAAGTCTTGAGTAATTACCTGACCATTACTTGTAAATCCAAAGGCATTGCCGTCTTTATTCTCAACAAACTCACCGATCTGAACACCAACATATTCGTTTTCTCTGTTCTCAATCTGGAACATATCAGGTATTCCACCAGTAGATTGAACCTGACCAGAGACCTGTGTAATCTTAAACTCTGCGTTGCAATCGTTACCATCTAGGTCAAAGAAACACAACTTCTTATTGTTATTTTGTACTGCATACCCACCGTATCCATCACCACCACCAATAGTTAATGTCTCTGTGACAGGTGCTGATACTGATATAGTCTTAGTTTTCTTACCATCTCTACCATTAGCAGTCCAAGTTTTTCCACCAATTGAAAGAGAATCAATAGCAGTACCTGCAGTATCAGGATTGTCATCCCATTCCATCTCCAATGTAATGCTAACGTTCTGGGATCCAGAGACCACTAGATTAGCATTAGAGTCCCATACTGCTTCAGCAGCACCTCCCGCAGCAATGGGTGCCTCCTGGCCTGTGCTGCTGATGCGTATGCCCCATCCACCAGGGTTCCTATCCCAATCATAGAATCCATTGTCAACATTGGTACACCTAACAGTCATGGTTCTGACACCACTAGTGACAGCATGAGTGAATATTGTAGGAGCAGAAGCAAAATCATTGAAGACTCTAATGACATTACTACCGTCAAGAATCATCTCACCATCAATCTCAATCGTAGTACGGTTATCTGATGATACCTCAAAGACATAGTTACCAGAGACTGGGAAGTTTATATTATAACGAATGTCCTGCTCCTCATCAGGCAACACGCACTCCTTATTATTAACCCAAACCATATAATTATTTGCCCAAGTTGACCAGGCAGGATGATCAACAGCAAACGTTTCTGGTTCAGTCTTATTAGCGACCACATATTTTTGAGCCTGAGTTGTTCCAAAGGTCTCAAAAATATTGAGCATTATAGTGCCATAAGTTATGGGATCATACCCGCCTTTGTTATTCTGAGGCAACATACTAAAACTTAATTGATTTGAATCAAATAATTGCTGAATCCAAGCACCAGTTCCAGAGGAACTTAGTTCTGCCTTGGAAAGATTTCCATCAAATCCCAAACCAGAAGGAAGTTCTAACACATACGATTTAAATCCAATCCACCCTGGAGGTTTACTAATAAAATTAATACTTTGGATCCACATCTTAGCATCATTAAGATCAAACTGATTCGCTCTTGGATCACCACCAGCACCAAATCGTGATCCGATTACAACTTGCAATGCCCCACCTTCTAAACTAAAAGAGGTATAGATTGGACCATCTGCTGAGTCTTGAGGGGCACCAGGTTGACGGATACCTGCAAATAGTGTGCGATGAGCAACCTCTAATTCCATCTCACTATTTTTACCTCTAGTCCATACCATTTCAGAGTATGCATCCTTACCATAGATAGGACCATTACCATTGTTCTGAGCATAGTCTACAAGATCAAATCCAATGCCAGATATAACACACCCCATACCAACTGGATTTCCTCGCCAAGATGTAGAGGCAGGACCGTTAGATACTGTGAACTCAAACCTCTTCCAACCTGCTTCTGTAAATGTAATGCTAGCAGTAGCAGGTGCAGTACTCATGTTATTACCCGCATCAAAGACTGGAATATTAGTCCCCTCTGCACCAGAGAATGTAAATGTTCCACCATCATCCATACCATACTCAACAGTATGAGTACCAACGTTGGTAACATACACTAACATCTGCCATGGCCATGTTTTAGTACCAGCAATGTATGGTGAAGGAGACACTGCCTTTTCTGTTATCCAACTGTTCCAAGGATTAGGAGCATCGTGCCCGATGCCAGCATAATAGGACTTGTATAGAGTCTTACTACTAGTCAGTCTTTCATTACTTTCATTTGTTCCAATTCCAGCATTAGCACTCTGGATAACCTCAGCCAACTCAGAAATATTATTATCAAAGTTTTCATCTGGCCAGAAACCTAGACAATAAAACTCATCAAACTCTGGACCTTGATATGGGTCTGGAATAAATTTTCTTTTATACTTATCTGCTAGTCTATCTACAAATTTATAACAATCATCTCCAACACAGTTGGGGTCTGGTAATTCTACTGGACTTCCGTCAATAAAATTAATGTACTGTGCTTTACAATCAAAATATTCTTGTGTCTCATAATTATATTTGCATATCATCCCATCAATTATGGTGATAATAAAATCATCAACGTCAACAAGTCCTGGAGTGGGGAACATAGGTCCCCAAGGTTCGCGATCATCATCGTCATCACGTACTACAAAATCACCTCGTACTCTTCCTGCATTGCCAAAGAAATCTGGATCACAGATTGGACCCATGTAACTTGCATCAATTACTCTGATGGGAGAGTACTTCCCTTCAGTCAAGTCTCTTATAGTACTGACAGGAATTCCTATCTGCTCAACTTGAGCACCCTCAGGATTATTTACACTACCAGGTGGACCCGACTGAACTACAACTGCAGCTAAGGGATCACAGATCGGTCCAAATTGTCCTAGTGGAGTATAGGTCACAAACTTTTAGAAGTATTTATTCCTTATGACTTGGTGCTGTTGCAACCTTTGATAACTGACTATAGCATAGTCTCACATCATCACCAATGTATGCAGTGTGAGGCATCATAGAATTGTATACAGTAATAGTATTTTTCTTGCAAGGTGCTTCACCAATATATTCAAACCCCCAACTCTCTATGTAATCAATTCCAAAATTCTCCCAAGCATACTCCATCTCTGTCTGCAATTCATGGAGATATCTTTTCTTATCACATGATGGTTTCATCAAATCTTTTAGCATAGTAAATCTATTATCCTTCCACTGATCCTTAAAGTTAAAGAATCTAGTTGACCTTTGCCCTACAGGTTGATCCTGAAGCCAAAGGTTACCTACCATACCAGGTCCATCAATGTGTGGTAAGTGAGAAAACCTCCATGTCTTATGTCGGATCTTATCATAGTAATTACCCCAATTCTTTCTACCGATATTGGGTACACCGTCCATAAGATCTTCTACTGTATCACCAACAAACTTTTCAATATCTATATCAACTTCCCATGCCTTAAAAGGATTACAGTCTGTTGGATTACTAAATGGTTCGGGCACAAACTCAGGACAATTATCTAATTGTAATGTATGGTATCCAAAATCCTCAGTGAGTTGTGTCCACTCAACCCCACAAATCTCCATTCTGATCTCTCCATGATGACGATGCAATGTTAACCTCTCCCTCAGGGGGATCTTTAATAAAGAGGTTCCATGAAATACTTATACGATCACCCTCTTGGTAGTGTGGTTCTACAAAGTGCGGCAACCAAGAAGAGAATGCTATCCCAGTTCCTACAATAGGATTCTTATAAAACATCTGAGAACCCTCCAAACGAGAACCTTGTGCTCCTCCTCGGGGATCAGGAACTGCAAATCTTCCTTCATTTTCAGGTAGTTCTGGACTGTCTACCCAATATACACCACTAATATCTGAGTTGGGATGGGTGTGATAGTTACTATAACTATATTGACCCAGTACTAGAGCCCAACATTTAATTCTTACTTGAGATTCTGGTGGGAGACTTTGACCTCCCATCAATCCATAGTGATACTTATTAGATACACCAAGTATCATACTACGAAGTTCTTTAGACCATTCATAGTCTAAGTATGCAAGATCATCTCTAGAGTGCCAAGCAGTATTCCCTTTAACAGAAAAAGAGGGCAACTCTGGTGAAGATGCTCTCTCTTTTTTTAGATATTCAACAATTTCTTTGTTGAATATCTCTGCTCTAGGATTTTGAAACTCAATAATATTTGTAGTAAATAACGAAATTGTTCCAAACATGTATGTTAACTAGGAAGTTCAGGGAATGATGTGGTGCCACCCTCGTTAGTGTTGGGTGGTTCATCCCATTCAGGATACGAAACACCTTCTGGTTTAGGATACTTTGCCTTAACTGCTGCAACCTTATCAATGATTGCTTCCATCTTAGCACCGATGTCAATACCTGCTGCCTTGAGAGTTGCTGCCATGTCCGTCAGAGCATGAATCTGTGCTGGTTCAGAAGGATAATATTTTCTCCTGGTGCCTGTGAGCACGGCCAGATCTGTATTCTCTCTTGCCGCATGGACATCGGGTTCTGGTTGTGATTCCAACCAATAATCATACTCTTCTTGAGAGATTGGTGCATCACCTGATTGTGATGCCTCAATCATAGTTTCCCTAGGGAAAATATTCTCGTAGTATGCTCTTTTTTCTGCGCTAATAGCCATTGTAGTAGAATCTCCTTTAAATTACCAAGAACCAGACCATTCTTTTGCTTCGGCTCCAGCAATACCGAAGACCGAGATGATTGTGTTAGTACCAGTTGAGCAGGCACGAATACTGTTACCATCTTGGTGACCCATTCTGAAACCAGAGATCGGATATCCTGTACCAGATTGAGTGGCACCAGTCCACTGACAACCCTGCCAACCAGTACCACAATTCTGCTGAGACCAGTAGTTGTAGTTGCAATACATGTTCCAGTAGTTGGTGTTATTGCTGTTGGGGGTGTTAGACATCATAACCTCACCCTGATAACCACTCTCACCCGTTGGATTTACACGGTAAGAGTTGTTGTTAACAACAGTAATAGGCCAGTAAGAGTTATTCTGTGAGTTCTGTCTAGATCCACCATCATTGGAGTGCCACCATTCTCCAGAGAAATAGTAACCACTAGTGGAAATATTATTATCTGCTCTCCAATATCTCAACCAGAAACGGTCAGTACCATTCGGGTCAGAGGTAGTGATGTAGAATTTATATTGATAGTAGTCGTGGTTTGTATATGTTGTACCCCATCTAGCATTCCAGGTGTTCCATGCACCAGTTCTTGCAGACATGTGGTAAAGCATTTGCTTACCACCAACAGCATACCAACCGTCGCGACCACCATCACCAGACTGAGAAACATCAAAGTAACTTTCTAAAGTAGATTGCTCAGTATTATAACGGATAGTAGCATCACGGTTCCAGGTACTGTCGTTAGCAGGACGCTGCGATCTATTTCCTCTAGAGACCTGCAACCCTTCGGTGCCAGCACCTGTATCTTCATCTGCACCTACAGATTCCCATTCGGAACCTGTGTAAACTTGAAGTTTGCTTTCGGTAGTGTTGTAAATTACCAGTCCTGTGGTGCCAGCTGGCCTGTTTGAATTTGTATATTGTGGGTACTGTACGCCATCACCCGTGACGTTAACCTTTCCTACATTTAGTTGGGACATGGAATACTAATTTCACTAGGACTTCTCTGAATTTATTTATAAAAGAAAAGACCCCAAGTATTTCTTGAGGTCTACACTTCCTTCACACGGACGTACTAATTATAATGGTTTTCAAGCAGCAACTGAGAAGATTTGATTTAAATTAGGAGAAATTTTTTGATCCTTGTATTTAAATGCAGTCTGCTTCCAATCACCACCTGGTTTAGTTCCAGTTTGATCTTTCATATACTTATCCATCCAGTAGCAAGCAAAGGATACTGTGTTATTCAGTCCACCATCCTTGTACCAGATAGTAGTCTTATCTTTCCACATGTTTCCAGTCTCCCACTCATAAACAATATGGGTAACTCCATCCCAATCTCTAGTTCTTCGGGATCCAGCAGCACGTTGGTTGATAAACGAAAGTGCTTCAATCAATTTTGGATTTTCACATCCGTACTTCTTCAATGTCATCAGTGCAGTGCAAACCAATGCTTGGTCCCATGCACCAGAGTTTGAGCAGATTTGATCAAACGCTTTGATTTCATTTAGAAATGCACCAACCTGACCAGGAATCTCTGCAGCCTTTACATTATACTGATTCCAAGTTTCGGGAAAGTAAAAGTGGCATGCTTTGTTGAGACCACTGAGGATTGCTCCTTGAATCAACTTATGAGATACTGGTTGGTAGTTGTACATACCATACAGAACACCATAAATCTTCTCTTGATTTCGTTCTACACTATCAACTGAATCAAAGGTATCATATGATTCGCGAATACGTGCAAGACTTTGGAAAGAATATTCAATAACAAATACTTCATTAGGAATTGAATCCGACCCGCCACGAGACCAATTCATGGCACGAGTGTTAGAATCAATTCTAAAACGATATCCTGCAGGATACTTTCTACCTTTCAGTTCATCTGGTTCTGTTAGTTTAGCAAGAAAAACTACACAGTGCTCAGTCAAAAGTTTTGAAAGGTGTTTTTGTGCTTTAGCTAAGCGCCCTTCTGTATTTCGTTGGCAGAATACTTCAGGTAGTTCTGCAAACTTATCATAGTTCATCCAATATGAATTAATCTGTCCACTGTCGCGGATGGGCATGAATGGTACGATAGTGCCATCCGATCTTTGTACTGTCATATAGTGACCATTTTATAAACCAGTAACCAGTTGGAGGTTCTGGGAGGTAACTTACATAGTATAGCAGGTCCTCTATGCCTTGTCAACCTCACCGATGACCCACGATCTCATGCCATGTGGAGTATCAGCAATCAATTCTTGAGTTAATGTTACTACGTCTGGTGGCACAACCAAACAGAATCCAATACCCATATTGAATACGTTGAGCATTTCAGTGTCTGAGATGTCTCCAGCATTCTGGATCTTCTCAAAGACTTCTGGTATATCCCACCCGTAATTCACGTTGACCTTAAGACCTTCTGGAAGGCATCGTGGGAGGTTCTCAGGCAGTCCTCCACCTGTGATATGTGCCATGCCTAAGATGGGAACTTCGTCCAACAGGTGCTGGACTAGAGGGGCATAGATGGTGGTCGGCACCAGCAGCTCAGGCATCTCCTTATAGTAAATATAATTTCTCCACAGCATATCATTGACGAGAGTGTATCCATTACTATGAAGACCACTACTCTCAATACCAATAACTACATCGCCAGGTCGGATGTTGCGACCATCAACAACATCATTCTTCTCCACAATACCAGTACAGAAACCAGCAAGGTCATAATCATTTTGTCTGAAATGCTCCGCTGTTTCTCCACCTAGGAGATCCATACCAGTGAGCTCACATGCCTTAGCAACTCCATATACAATGTCACTGACATTAGCATCAAGTGTTTTGGTAGAGATATAGTCTAAGAAATAAAGAGGTTTAGCACCAGAACATATAACGTCATTAACGCACATAGCAACAAGGTCCTGGCCAATAGTAGTGTAATCATTAGCAATTCTACAGATGTTAATTTTAGTTCCTACACCATCGGCACCAGATACCAAGACAGGTTTCTCGTATCCTGATGGGATCTCCATCATTCCATTGAACCCACCAATACTAGGTGCCAATACTTTAAGATACTCTACAAAGGAACGACCCTTTTGAATGTCAACGCCAGAAGTTTTGTAATCCATCAGTCATTCATCTCCGAAATTGTGTTGTCAAGGGTATCAAGAAGACTATCAAAAGAATTTATACTTTCAACTTCACTAAGCAACTTAGCGATCTGTGTGCAAACAACTGGACGCTCTTGTCTGGCAGCAAATGCCAGGGCATTGCGTAGTGATTCTGCTGACTCATCAAGTGAGTCTTGGACTGTTTTAGATAGTGCCATTAATAAATTTCTCCTTTGATAATACCTTCACGGTTTTTTAATTTCCATACGATGTACTCTATGGTAGGTACACACTGGGGATTCCATCCAGCAAAAGTAGTGTGTTCTCCACTTGGAATCTCCCAACATGGAGCATCATCGTTGTCAAGATCTAGTGACTCACGATATGCTTCGTCACCGAGTAGAACACATGCTCTCTCTGCTTCATTCAAACTAGTGAAACAGGAAAAACAATTCTTTCTAATCTCATCGGGGATTTCATGTTTCATA